GTCTTGGCAAGGTACGCCGACTCTTGAAAGACGGAAAAGCAAAAATCGTTAAGCATCATCCTTTTACTATTCAACTGCTGTATGACAGCAAGACAAACACTCAACCCATCGAAATCTGCGAAGACGTGGGCTACAACTACATCGGCATCAGCGTGAAAAGCAAATCTCACGAATATGTGTCTGCCCAGTATGATACATTGCAGGATGAGAAGGAACATCACGATGATTGCCGCAAGTATCGCCGCACACGCAGAAACAGACTGCGTTACCGTAAACCGCGCTTCGATAACCGCAAGCGCAGCGAAGGTTGGCTTGCACCTTCTCTGGAACATAAGAAGCAGCTGAATATCCGTCTTATCGAACGGTATGTATCTGTAATCCCGATTACTCATGCAACGGTTGAAGTTGGTTCTTTTGACACAATGTTGCTGCAAGCCATCCAGAAAGGCGAATCAAAACCGGAAGGTGTAGACTACCAGAAAGGTCCCCGCTACAACTTGGCAACCTTGCGTGAGGCAGTGTTCTACCGTGATAATTACACCTGCCAAGTTTGTGGACGCAAAATCGCGGATGGTGCCATTTTACATATGCACCACATGTTCTACTGGAAAGGAAGACACGGCTACCAGCTTGATGAGTTGGTTACAGCGTGTGAAAAATGCCACACGCCAGCAAATCATCAAAAAGGCGGCAAGCTCTTCGGTTTTGGCGAAGATAAAGAATTTGCCAATCTTTCAGGTGCAGCATTTATGAACGCTGTTCGCTGGCAGATAGTAAATGCATTGTACGCCACATACGGTAAAGAATTTGTGACCATCACTTATGGTGCGATGACAAAGGAAAAGCGAATCATTCTTGGCATAGAGAAAACCCACAGCAATGATGCGTATGCAATGGGAGATTATCATCCGGCACATCGTTGCGTGTTTAGGCATTACCAAAAACGACGCAGAAACAATCGTGTGCTGGAAAAGTTCTATGATGCCACTTATATTGACGCTCGCACCGGCAATAAGGCAAAAGGCAAAGAACTCTTTAATGGCAGAATAAACAGAAACCACAAAAAGGATTCTGAAAATTTTCACAAGTACCGCAGCAAAAAGGTGTCGAAGGGCCGTCGCTCTATAAGAAGGCAGCGCTATGCAATTCAGCCATACGACACTGTGCGTCTCGAAGGTAAAACATACATTACAAGCGGGTGCCATAACAAAGGCACAAGACTTTTGATTCCTGCTAATGGGAAAAGTAAGTCCGTAGCAATTTCCAAAGTTCAAGTTGTTTGCCATGCGGGAGCATGGATACAAATCATCTAAATGTTGAAAGGAGGTAAGCAGGAAATGCTGTATCTTAGTCTTTTCTAAGAAGCGCATTCCACCCCACCTAAGCCTTACGGCTATAGATGGGGTGTCCTGCTCCATAATTATGAAACTTACAAGAGTGAGCAGGCAGCTCAGAATGCCCGAAAGCAGATTGCCCGGCGCGGTGAGACGGCAGTGTATGCCACGGTAGAGGAAGCCGAAGCGTGGGTCAAACAACAGAAGGCGGCAAGAACCAGGAGGTAATCATATGCGTACAGACAAGACGGCAAGCCACATTTGCTACGAACTTGACCACGATGTACAGGAATATGCGAAACGGCTTTTGGCTAAAAAGATTCTGCACGCGGCACAGCAGGATAATGCCGTTCCGTTCCCTGATGAAACGGCAAAGAGAATTGCCGAGACGGCGGTGTTTCTAACCGAACGCCTCACGCTTTTGTATGAGCTGAATTCTGGATTCCGAGGCATCCGGTTCAGTGCTTCCGGGGAACAACCCGCTGTATATACCACCATGGTCCAGCACAATGCCCCGCTGTATGATGAGCCGATGTTTGAGCGGGCCTATACCCTTGCCAACTACCTTGCTGCTGATAACGCGGATATCAAAGAATCTGCTTTGATGAAGCACAAGGTTTTGGCAGCAATTTATAACGCTGCTGCACATATGAAAGGGCAGACACCGGAATCGGGAAAAATCTCGATTCAGAGCCAGCTGTTTGTATCTACGGCAGTTGAGTTGTTTGATAGCCTGTTGAGTGCAGCGGCAGAGAAAAAGAACGGCAACGATAAAAGTGCCGCCTGAGTTAGAAATTAGGAGAATTTGTATGATTCGAGTGAAGAAAGAGAACCACCGTAGTTGGTTCATGAGCAACTATTATCCTTGCGAATTTGTGATGAATGGGATTCGCTACAAGAACGCCGAAGCAGCGTTTCAGAGCCACAAGGTCCCGCTGGAAGAGCGCAAGCAGTTTTCTGATATGCCACCGGCTTCCGCGAAGCATTTCGGCCGCCATACGGCCCTTCCCGCTAACTGGAACGAAACCCGGGACGATGTAATGCGCCGCGTGGTGATGGCTAAATTCGAACAGAATGAAGACCTCAAGCAGCGTCTCCTCGAAACGGGTACACAGCCCATCGAGGAAGATACCACCAGCTGGCATGACAATTACTGGGGCAACTGCCACTGTCCGAAATGCCGGAACATCCCGGGTCAAAACCGGCTTGGTATCATTCTGATGGAAACGAGGGATAAACTGAAAAAGCAAGCTGGCAAATAAAACTTGCGATGCCTTGCGAGTCCCATATAATTAGAGATGACATCAAAAAGAATTATCTTTTGCGAAGACTCCGTTGCTGACGGCGTTCTCGTTTTCTTTTGTTCAAACGCAAAAGGCTGCCGCCCAGTAATGGGTAGCAGCCTTATTTTTTTGTTTGTATCAACCGATAGGGCAGCAAATCATCTTGCCGCATTCAGAACAACTCACTGAACAACTTCGCCAAGGTCGTTTGCATATTTCGGGTCACACATCATGAAGTAGCTGACGGGACCGTACTCCAGACCAAGTTCCTGCGCGTATGCCTTGATGGCTTCCAGAACGTCCTCTTTCTTGAGGCCAAACTTGGAATGCAGACGAGCAAATTCTTTGTCAGAGACAGAGACGCAAGAGCAGTTTTCTGCATCGGTTTCTTTGCTGCCCAGTATCCCGTCAAAGATGTCCTGCCCTGCACAGAGAGTCGTCTCATTGTTCATCACATAGGCGATAACGGAAGCCTTGCAGTCAAAGTCGCTGTCTTCCACAAGGAAATCCTCAGGGCGGCCGTGACGTTCAACGACGTTTTCATAGATGTCCCGGAGTTCGATAGGAGCAGAAGGAGCGGTCAGCGCTGCTTTATGAAGGCGCATGAATTCCACAAACTTTTCATCCGAGAGGGTATCGGTATAAAAGCCGATGCCGGAAACGCGAACCTTCACTTCGCTGGCAAAGTAATCGTCAATTTTGGAGACGATTTTCTGCTGGACCCGCTTGTATGCTTCCTGAACATTGGAAGCCGTGTAAAATACCGGGAACTTCATGATGTCGACGCCCTCCGGCAGACTCGCATCATAGGCCGCATCAATGCCGCCTCGCAGCGCCGGAACGGCATCATGCAGCTCTTTCACAGAAGAAATGTATCCGGTGATGTACAGCTCATCGTTTTTGCTGTAGTGCCCGATAAGTCCCACATAGAGAGTCTGCATCAGCATCCGCTTGAAGCTGAACCAACAAAGACGAATGGGTAGAATGACATTAGCAGCCGTACCTTCCGCACGATAGGTGCCGGGTGCAGAGACCTTTTCCAGCAGAATCTGGTCGTTCTTGTCACCGTATTTTTCCTTGAAAAGAGCTTGAAGAATTTCAGTGGACGAAAGAGGAGTGGACATTGGAATCGTTTCATTCAGAAAAGAGAGGAATGCATCCACGTTGTCTTTCTGCCATGCGTCATCAGACATGCCTGCACGCTGCTGAGAGAGCTTGTCTTTCCTATCATCGGGCAGGGGCTCATACCCGCAGGCAATGCGAAGTTCATTCTCCGTGACAGCATCCGTTGCGCTTGCGATTTTCTTGAGGGTGTTTTCGGTCGGCTGAGCTTTTGCGTTGCCATTCACGAGGCTGCTGATATACCCACGAGTCAGTCCTGCCTGAAACGCAAACTTACCCTGTGTGCGGGTTCCGATGGCTTTTTTGACCAGCGATGCCAGCCTTTGAAAGTCGGGCTCTTTGGGAAAGGTGGCCTCCGTATCCTTATTGCTGTTCTTTTCAAGTACCGACTTGTCCCAACCGGTGACAAGAGAATACCCAATATCCTTCAAGGATTGATAGGCAACCCCGTTCTGGTCAAGAGCCGGGGAGAATGTACCGCTGTTATCTTCCAGCTGCTCTACTGCCTCACGCACCATCCTGGCTTCGTTCATCAGGATGACGTCCGGAGCCCCAAGCCGGGCAAGACTCTTGTACCGACTATTGAGGCGCTCGACTCGTGCGGCCAATGCAGTGATGTTGGCAACTTGGTCTTCCGTTGCATGGGCAGAGATATCTGCACCAAGTTCAAAATGGTTCAGTGCAGGAATATCTACGCCTTTGCTTTTGGCGAATTCCACAATGGCTTCCGCGCCATAAAAACGCTTCTCATGGGCTGCGACAACTTTCGTTATCGTGTCGGCCGAGTTGTCCAGCTCAAGCACTTCACCTTTTCCGGCATCCTCGACATAACACCTGGCGTTGGTGAGAAAGCCTTTCAAAAAATCAGCATCCACATTCAGCTTCTTAGCGATGCCGGGCAGCTGCTTATAGAAAATCACGGGCGTGGCGAGGTTAACAGAAATCATGGTGTACTCCTTTCAAATATGTCATTAGCTGTACAATGCTGTCATCTTCTGTAATTATAATAGCACATCCCGCACCAAAAAGCAAGCATGAATTTACAATAAATGACAAGAAAATACACGAGATGACATATTTGGGCAAAGCAGTTGATTTCCGAGTCTTTGCTACCCCGTGATGGAACATGCCCTGTGCGTCTTGTCTATGCCACAGTTTTGCCACGATTTTGCCATGATTTTGCCTTGTGCATCCGTGCGAATTGGATATGATAGGAAATATAAGATAAATAAGTGTAGCCGCAGAGATTTCGATTTCTGCGGCTCATTTCTTTTGTGGTCCCCATGCGGATGAAAATGTCTGCGTGGGGATTTTTTATTTGGAGATATAGACATGGCAAAGAATGAGAATCTGCACAAGGCAAAGGATGCCAAGAACGACGAGTTCTATACGCTGTTGAGCAGTGTATCCGAAGAACTCAGACACTACAAGCAGCATTTCGCTGCAAAAATTGTATTCTGCAACTGCGATGACCCGACATGGTCTGCTTTCTGGCGGTATTTCCACCTGAACTTTGCAGAACTTGGCTTAAAGAAGCTGATTTCCACGCACTATGACCGTACAGAACCCACCTACAAGATGGAGTATGAGGGCGGAGACGACAATGATGTGGAGGTCGGTGTGAAGACCCCGCTGGAAGGCAATGGTGATTTCCGCAGTCAAGAATGCCTTAATTTGCTGGATGAGTGCGATATCGTGGTAACCAACCCGCCCTTCAGCCTTTTTAGAGAATTCGTCGGGACGTTGATGGAACACGATAAGAAGTTCATTATTTGGGGCAACAACAATGCCATTACATACAAAGAGTTCTTTCCACTTTTGAAAGAAAACAAGGTGTGGCTTGGTTATACAGCGAATAAGACGTGTACATTTAGAGTTGCCGAAGGCTATCGCTTCGACGAAAAACTTACTGCACAATTCAATGACGGGCACAAGTATGGGAAAGTGCCCGCCATTTCTATTTTTACCAACCTCGACATCCAGAAGCGCCACGAAAAGCTGATTCTTTGGCAGAGATACTATGACGATAACGGGAATCCGTTGCCGGATGCGGAGGAGAGATACCCCCACTACGATAATTACGATGCCATCAATGTAGACAGGGTTGCTGATATTCCGGTGGATTATCGAGACGTAATGGGTGTGCCGATTACGTTCTTGGATAAGTATAATCCGAAAGAATTTGAAATTTTAGGCTACACGGGCGGTTTGGGGTGGAATAACCAAAACAATATAAAAACCACCAAAGAGTATTTGGAATGCAAACAGCACAACCCAGACGGGAGTATTACAAGTGGGGGCAAGGTAAATACTGGCGCGGCATTGTGCTTTAGTGAAATTCCTGCACAAAGATACTATTCGGCATCAAATTGCGACGGATATCTACTCAGAACATACGGACGAATTCTTATTTGCAAGACGAAATGAATGGTGGAATTGGAATGGATATAAAATGGGAAATCGCCTATTATTTAATTGAAGCGAAAAAAGCTGTCGATTCTTTATGGTATATATCAAACCATGTCGGCGAATTATATGATGTCAGGCAATTATGCAACGATAGACGAAGTCAGTATTACATTAACACCTGTGCCGTCTTGGATAAAACTGTGTGTAATGGTAAAGGAAAGAAAAAGGAATTAACGCAAAGCGACAATGTTATTGCACACATCTATTACGAAAGAGATAAGCACTATGCTCACAAAGATAGTGATTATAGACAAAACTATCCGTGGACAAATTTGGAGCAAGAAGCGTTTGCATTACAAGAGGAATTGCGCCACATTTCAAAAAAATGTAAGGATTATCTTCCACAAGTGCTTACACTCGACTTTGTATGTTATGACAGCGTCCAATATCGATATATCAATAAAATTGGCAAAAGTGATGAAGAAAAAATAAAGAATGAAAAGTATCCTTTTTACAATAAGCCGTTTATAGTAAATGGAAAGACAATTAAAAAGAAACCTATATACGATATTGAAACCATAAAAAGCATCCCTACTGATAAGCATAATGAATATTGCGTTATTATAGAAAGTGGCTTGACATTTGAAGAAGATTTGCAAAATAGGCAAGATGCCTTAATTAAATTAAACGTCCTATGTGGTGGAAGTCTTTGGTATGCAAGAAACGAAACCATGTGGAATGAATGTCTCAGGTTACGAGAATTGGGAATATTTGATGCTTTTGGGAAAATAAATCGTGAAAGAATTAAAGAGGAGATAAAGAAAGGAAATAAAATCCTATGAAAATTACAGAAACGAAAATCAAGGTATTCGACCTTGTCGAGAATTACAAGGACAACGGTGATGGCGGTGTCTTTGGCTACAATGACCGTCTTACGATTCGCCCGTCCTTCCAGCGTGAATTTATATATGGGGAGAAGCAGCGTACCGCTGTTATTGATTCCGTAATGAACGGATTCCCTTTGAACGTTATGTACTGGTCCAAGACAGGAGATGACACCTACGAGGTTCTTGATGGACAACAACGTACTATCTCTATTGCTCAGTACATCAACAAGGATTTTCCTGTCAAAGTCAACGGCAATGATAAGTTCTTCCAGAACCTGACCAACGAAGAAAAGCAGGCAATTCTGGACTACGAGCTGACGGTTTATGTCTGCGAAGGCACCGAGGCTGAGAAGCTTGAATGGTTTAAGCGCATCAATATCGCTGGTGAGGTTTTGACTCCGCAGGAACTTCTGAACGCTACATACACAGGACCGTGGCTGGCCGATGCAAAGAACTACTTCTCAAAGCGCAACTGCGTGGCTGTTAAGATGGCAGATGGCTATTTGAAAGGCAACCCGATTCGACAGGAACTGCTGGAAAAGGCACTGATTTGGATTGCGGACCGGGATGGTCTGGAATCCGGGCAGATGTACATGGCGATTCACCAGCATGACGAGGACGCCAATGACCTCTGGCTTTACTTCCAGTCGGTAATCAACTGGGCCAAAATGCTGTTCCCGTCTAAGCGGAAGGGGATTACGGATGCACAGGCATGGGGACTGCTCTACAACAAGTACCATTCGAAGCAGTACAACAGCAACGCTCTGGAAGCAGACATCAAGAAGCTCGTGATGGACGATGATGTGACGAAGAAAGCAGGCATCGTTCCGTACATCCTGTCTGACCGTACATGGCGTGACGAAAAGCATCTGTCTCTGCGTGCGTTTACTGAGTCTCAGAAGCTCCGTGCCTATGAGCGGCAGGGACATAAGTGTCCGCTGTGCGTTGCGAACGGTATCAACACCGAGTATGCCTATGAGGATATGGAAGGTGACCACATCATTCCTTGGAGCAAGGGTGGGCATACCACGGATGACAATTTGCAGATGCTGTGCAAGAAGTGTAATTCGGCAAAGTCGGATATGTGATGGTGGGAGCATATCATGAAAAAATATTGCTATTTCATGTTCGGTATGTTCACCGGCACAGACGGAAACAAATACAACATCTGCATCCCGTCGCCGTTTGTCCGAGACTCAAAAGCTGAAGCTATGAAGGATGAAAATTTTGCTTACCGCTTTTTGACAATCGACTCGGCCGGACCTATGCTGGTCGCTTTTGCAAACGAGCACTTCAAACCCATGAACAACGGCAAAATGCAGTTGAAATGCTGGGTGGATAAGGATGTTGCCGGGAACTATACCTTTGAAGAATTCAAGAAAAATGGCGGGTATATTCGACAACTGAAGCCGAGTAGCAAGGGAAAATATGTAACTGATGAGTCGGACTTTATTGATGCTGATAAGGCATTTGCCGATGTATTCCCCAATGTGGAGCAAGGGAAGCTCTACTATGTGGATGATGAGGCTTATTTCATCGGGAATGTGACGAAAATCAAATAATATAAAGCTGGAGGGACCCTTTATGGTAGTTAAAGGAGAAGCTTGTTTTGTTTCTATGCAGTTGAGCATGAAATCTACTGACACCACGAGCAAAGGAATTATCATGCCAGATTTTCTTTGCTCTAGTGCAGATTTTTCGCTTCCTTACAATCCAGAGATTATCGACAAATTTGTCTATGACGACAAAATGATTTCTCACATGGTCCACGAATTGTACAGTCTCGTGAAGTGCCTACGCCCTGATAAATTGGATGACAAAGAAAAATGCCTGGTACTGGATATTGACGTGGATGATGAATTCTATGATTTCTACGATGTATATGTAACTATGAGCAAAGATACTTGTACCTACAGGGTCGAAGAAGATGATGACTACTGATATACTGTGCTCTCTCATCGAACGATGTAACGTTCTGAACAGCGCTCATGGCGCTGCTTGGGCTGACAGGCACCGGAGCTTATCACTAAAACCTTGAAAAAAGAAGTGGAACGCAACAATATAGAAAATTATTAAAAAATATTTTTTTGAGAAATCCGACCTAGCCGGATTCCACGCTACTGGACCGATTGACCGTCCTTGCGAACTGCGTAGAATTAAAGGTGTAAGAAGAAACCCGTAACACACACAAAGGGGAATACCAACATGTATACTTGCACCTTAAAATTCGAAGCTACCGCGTTCCGCGAGGATGATGACAACGAGCTCGAAAGCATCTCTGCTTCCATCAGCGTCCCCGTAAAAGGTGATGATGAAACGGTTGAAGAAACGCTGAGTAATGAGAAGCTGATTGTCCGCACTGTTGTAGCGTTGTACGAAATCGTTAGCTACCTGCGCCCCAACTGGCTGGACAACGAGGCTACCAGCCTGACGCTGGATATTTCCATCGATGGCAGTGAAGTTCAGTCGCGTGGCGGCCTTGTTACCATGAAACCGGAAGGCTTTATCTTTAACCTGGATGATTAAGTAAAGTTGATTGGGAGTCTTACCTGCAAAAGCGGGCAAGACTCCTTTTTTATAAGCAGGTGAACATATGAACATTGCGTTTTATGACGGTATACTTTTGCAAGTGAACTTGCATAACAGCAAAGCCACCGTTCTTTCGAAACACAAAATTGGAACCGACACCATAGATTTCTACAACTACTTCACAAAACACCGCCCGTCTCCTGAAGAGCCGCTTTTGGAGTTGTCGAACTTTCCGGCAAATGAAGCCATCAAAATCATTTCCGGGCAGCCCCTTGTCAATCAATTCTTTTCGGATTACATCGATACTAGCCAGGAAAACAATCAGGCCACTGCAAAAGAAGCTTTGGCCTATACTCACAATCTTGTCCAGAATGTTTTTTCTGATATAGATGCTGCTTTGGCGATGCATTCTGGTGTTAATGCTAAGGGATTCGAAGGTAACCAGATGCTTTTCGGAGCTGACCAGTTCACGATGGTCTTTGCTCTGTTGGGCAATCGAATTGTTCAGGTCTACACGGTAAAAGACCTGCGTGAATATCTCCTGCTTGATTTATACTACGCCAATTTTGTGCCGGATTTCTCAAAAAAGATTGCTATTTGCCCTTGCTGCGGAAAGACTTTCCGTTTGAGTCAGCGGAACAAGGTATACTGCAGCAAGGCTTGCAAAGATAAAAGCATTCGGGCAAACAACAAGAAAGACCCATACTATTCAAAATACCGATACCTGCAGCAATACAACAACCGGCAACTCAACAAGCAGCGCAGGCGTATGGCAGATTCATCGCTACAAGCGCAGAAGCTGCGAGATGCCTATACCACCTGGAACAAATGGGCACGCTCTGAATACAAGCAGGTGAGTGGCATCTCAGACCACACGCAGCGGGTGAATGTTGAAGAGTTCGATGGGCGCTTGAAAGAGCGGTGGAAGGCTCTAACATGGGACCTGAATTAAAGTGCTCAGCATGAAGAACGACCTACCTGCCATAAACAGGTGGGGCTTTTTCTTTTTGTGTTGACAGCAGGCTAAAGAGGAGAAAACCGCCCCAATGGAATGCTCATTCCAGAACGTCAGAAATTGACTCATTATGCGATTTGCCTAGAATGAAAAGAAATGAGGCAGAAAGTGAGATGCGTAATATGTTTGCAATGTGCCGAGACGGTTCAGCCGTTCATGTCTTCGGAAATACCATCAGCGTCAGTGGCCGGGGCATGAGCGAAACCTACGTCCTCTGCGGGAACATGCTGACCGGTCCGCACGGGTTCCGGTCGATGAACTGCAGAAGTATCGATGAGGCATTTTGCCTGGTGTGCGGCGTACATGGCGGTAAGAGCTGGTGAAGCAAAATTCTTGATTTGTGTTGTTTTCGGCCCCTCTAAAGGTCTTGACTTGTGAGGCTTTTGACCTTCCAAAAGTCTTGATTTGTGTTGAACGCCAAGGCAAATACAAGAAGTTTGACACCTTATGCGACTTGCATACAATAATACTTATGCAGTACACCAGAGCAAACAAACGGATATATACGCTTGCACAGTATAGCAAGTACGGCAAAATAAAAGCTCGAAACAGATTGAAAAGTATAAGACCGTATAATAGAGTCAAGCAGGTTGAAAGGTAAAAGATGGTTTCTAGGACTGCATAAATATAATCTAAAAGGAGATATTCCCAATGAACACCAGTATCTTGAAACTTGAAGCCAGCGTGATTCGCCCCAAAGATTTTGACGAACTCGACGGTCTTGCTGCTTCCATCAGCTTCCCCGTCGAATACGATGATGAGGCAATCGGTGAGGCTCTGGCCGACCAGGACCTGATGGCCTATGTCGTCGGTGAGCTGCATGACCTCGTTGTCCGTATGCGCCCCGAATGGCAGGATAACGAAGATACCAGCCTGACTATCAAGGCATTCCTGGACGAAGCCGAGTGCCAGACGCTCAAGGGCCTTGTCGCAATGAAAGAGGACAGCTACACCTTCGTCATTGAGGGCTAATAGCTAAAAGAACAAGTGAAAACCCTGCTCGCAGTAAAATGCGGGCGGGGTCTTTTTTTGTTTGACAAGGTGTGCGAGATGGCTATGATGATTATTGTATCAAAGATACCACTTACCTTCATTTTTAACATTCCGCTTTTGCAAGGACAGCCTCATTCCGAGGTTGTCCTTTTTCTTTTGCGTAACTCTCCACGGAAACACTTGTCCCCGTGTTTAACATAAATCCGCAAGCTGCTCTAAATTTTGGAACAGCTTAGTCAATTCAAATCGTACGAAAGTACGAAAACACTACGCAAACATTCTGCGTAGACTGTAAAAAAAGGAGTAATAATTATGAAGTTCGAAAATCTTTACATCCGTGCCACCCGTCATGGCAGCCAGGAACCCACCGAAATCAACCTTGCGGATGCCCTGAAGCTTCTCGGCATCCTTGACGCAGCCAACATAGCTCACTTTGACCTTGTGGTCAAGGACGAGAACGGCTGCGAAATCGCCGCCCAGGTCGATGGCGAAGGCGTCCTTTCGGACGGAATCAACATCGAAGGCGTGAACGAAGCTGGTGAACCTACCGGTTTTGCCCACGTCGCTCTCCCCAGTGAGGATTGCCCTCACATTGTCACCGAAATCCTGTGAGGCGACGGTGACACCGAAGACCTTGACCATCCGGTTCTCGTGCGCGTCCCTGACTGCGTGCGTGCCGAAGGGGACAAGAGTCTCCGCAAGGTGTACTTCGACAAGGAAGTTGCGAGTGCAACTGGCTTCAACACGGAGGAAGACCAGTCCAAGCTCAACGCATCCACCGTGGATGAGTACGCCCTCATGAAGAAGTGATTCTTCATTTTTTCCAAACGTTGCCTTTAAGCTTTGTTTCTAGCTGCAGTATGAATCAAGGTTAAAATGGCCTGGCTTGAAAGTCGTTCACCTTTTGGTGAGCGGCTTTTTCTTTTTGCTCATTTGCGTAGCTGCGCTTCTTTGTTGTTGGAACCGTAGGTGCCAGGATGCGTAGCTGCCAGTATGACTTGACCTGATGTGCGAATCTTATACAATCAGATTTGTACGAGAGATACTATTCACACAATAGGATTCACACGAAGCTGCTCGGGAGCCGTATGGCTGCTGGGTGGCTTTTTCTTTTGTGCGAGTTGCGTACAATATAAATCAAACGGAGGAAATTACCATGAAAAAATTTATTGAAACTGCTTTGGCATTATGCTGCCTGGCTATGCCTTTGGCTGGCTGTGAGGACGCAATCAGCACTGTGACAAGTACTACGATGTCTGAACTCGAAGATATCCCGGGTCAGATATTGTCTACACCAGAAAGTGCTGAGACAGTACCGGAATACAATTACATTCATTTTCGCTACGACAACATTTGGACCGTATCCGCTCTCGTAAGCTACGAAATCGTGGACAACGGGCAAAACATCAAATTTGAAATCAGTGATAGCCGTTACCGAGACAAGGTTTTCTATACCAGCATGTCGAATGTAGAGCTCGTATACCGAGACAATAACGTTGATTATGGCACAGACTATGCTATTTATCCAGGGAATGCTTCGAAATTTGGAAAGGGGAGTAAGTGAGATGAGCGTGAAATTCATTGACGGCGATATCCTTTCCAAACGTTCTGAAGACGAACTGACCTACATCTGCCAGCAGGTAAATTGCCGTGGCGTGATGGGAGCCGGGCTCGCTCTGCAAATCCGAAACAAGTGGCCGGTCGTGTATCGGCGTTATCTGGGGCTCTGCTACGGCAGCGACGGAAACAAGCTCGGAATGTATCAGGAGGTTTTGGTTGGACCGAAGCTGTATATTGTGAATTTGTTCGGTCAGGATGGCTATGGTCGGAGCGAAAGACAGACGAATTACGCTGCACTCGCAGCTGCGCTGTTCTCGTTTTTTAAGGACTGTGCCCAAAAGAATCGGGACGCAACCATCCGGCTGCCATATGGTTTAGGCTGCGGCCTTGCTGGGGGTGACTGGAACATGGTTCTCACCATCATCAGCGATGCGGCTAAAGCCTCAAACCTGAATGTCGAGATTTGGAAACTTCAGAAATAATAGCAAAAAAGCCCTTACCGAAAACGGTAGGGGTCTTTCTTTTTTGTAGGGACATAAATATGTACAGATTGCAAACAAATAGCACCTGCTGTTGCGGGAAAAGCACGATAGTGAGATAATATTCTTTGAAGGAGCCGAGAATGAACGAGAAACCGCAAACACCTGTCGTGAGCTGCGCATGCCGCTGCGGCGCTGTAAACTGGGAGGAGCATAAGCCTATGATGTACCAGAAATTAGTTCGGGACAACATCCCGGCAATTATCGAAAAGAGCGGTGAGACCTGTGTAACCCGTAAGCTGTCCGACAAGGAGTATGAAGACGCTCTGGTAGAAAAATTACAGGAAGAAGTAAAGGAGCTGTTGGAAGCGTACACCTCCAAGGAACGGAGCGTTCTGGACTGTGCTGAGGAAATGGCAGATGTGATGGAGGTCCTGTACGCTATGGGTAAGACCTGCGCTGTTTCCAAGCGGGAAATAGAACAGGTTCGAAGCCAGAAGGCAGCAGAGAAGGGAACTTTTTCCAAAAAAGTCTTCTTGGTATCAACGGAAAAGCACACCTAAGAGGAGGCACACAGTGAATCAAGATGAAGCGTTGCTGATTCGGAAACTGATTTTCGCAAAAAACAGCCAAGACATTACGCACTTTTCTCGCCTCATGGACGAAATTGCACAAGCATTTGAACAGCAAGGTGATAGAGAAAGCGCTCGTGCTATTCTTCAGACTCTTCATAACGGTTACGTCCAGTCGTACTTTGAACTAGGTAGGCAGGTACAACCAGAAGGATGCCCGTAGGTAACCTACGAGCCTGCATATACAATCGAATACAGAGATATGGCGCTACGAATGGCACGGGAATCCACGCGACCCATGCGTGTGCGACATATTTTAGAGTATGTAGAGTGCGGCAATGTTGTAGCCAAAGATGTTCTGGAATATGACAGAAACACGGAAAAGTGGGTTCGGATTGAAAATGAATGTGTCGCGTTGACATAAAATAGCAAGGAAGTGATATAGTGACCAATGTAGAATTGAAAGCAATTTTCCAACGCGAAGAATACGATTTTTTACGTACCAACAAACATCTGGGAGATAACATCCTGTTTTTGACCGTCGGCGGCAGCCATGCTTACGGAACCAACGTTGAAGGCTCTGACATCGATATCCGTGGCGTGGCAGGCTCGCCTGAAATTTTGGGATTCAATCATTTTGAGCAGGCAATCGATAACCAAACGGATACCGTCATCTACGCGGTCAACAAATTCGTCAGTTTGCTTGTGCAGGGCAACCCCAACATTATCGAACTTCTTGGCAATGACCCGGAGTTGTACGTTAATATGACACCGGAAGGCCAAATGCTGCTTGACAATCGGACACTGTTCTTGACGCGGCGTATTGCCTACAGCTACGGCGGCTTTGCAAACGACCAGCTCAGACGCCTGCAGATGGGCCTTCTTCGGAATGGGACCTCGCCGGAAGCATTTAAGAACAAATTTGAGAAGAGGAGCCTGGAACGGTCGATTGCCGGTTGGGGTAAGGATGACATTTTTGAAATCTCCATCAGCGAAGATGCGGATGAAGAAGGCAAACATCCGCTCCTGATTTCCGGCAATTTGAACGATTATCCGGTCATCTCTCTCAAGTCCCTGCTAAAGAGTCTGACTACGACCATCGACCAGTATGAGCAGCCGCAGCATCCGAAAGCACAAAAAGATGCTGCCCACATCAACAAACACGCGATGCACATTGTGCGGTTGTACTACACGGCGTTCGATATTCTGGAAAAAGGCGAGATTATCACTCACCGAGACAAGGAACGCGAGGAATTGTTGGCGATTCGCAACGGCAAGTACCTGCGTGAAGACGGGTCGTACGCACCCGAATTCTTTGAGTTTGTTGATGCGCTTGAAAAGAGATTTCAGGATGACGTGAGGAAAACCTCTCTTCCTGCTAAGCCTGACTTTGGAAAAATTGAGGAGCTTCTGGTGGAAATCAACAAGTCATATTTGCGGCGTATCGTGTAAAGCGGAACACCAACGACAACAACCATCAAGGCTGTACAAGACTATGCGCTCATTCGCAAGTTGCGGGTGGGCGTTCTTTTTTGCCCAAAAAACAAAAATAAACATAGTAAAAAGCCTTGCACATCTGTGCGAATCAGATATAATAACCCTAATAAGATAAAAATTGTGCCCTGACGGCATCTGAATTGGATGCTGCCGGGGCTTTTTGTTTTTCAAGGAGATATGGCTATGACACTGAACGACTTGTCAAGCGAACAGCAGGAGTTCGTACATTTGGCACTGTCGGGCAAGAACGTATTGTGTGACGCCTGCATTGGCAGCGGAAAAACATCTACCATCAATGTGCTCTGTGATGCGTACCCGCCAGAACGGCGTATTTTGTACTTGACCTATAACCGACTGCTCAAACTGGATGCCAAAGACAAAATCAAGAATGGCAATGTCCTGGTTCAGAACTATCATGGATTTGCAAGCCTGCTACTGAACAAAAAGGGAATCCGGAATTGCGGACAGGGCGAACAGCTTGCCATGGTATTGGAAAAGAAAATTCCGATTCCGCCGATTGATACTCTTATCATTGACGAGTATCAGGATATCAATGACGAGATTGCAGAACTGCTCAAATATATTCGTTCTCAGAATCCGGGCCTTCAAATCGTCGCAGTGGGCGATATGAAGCAGAAAATCTACGATGATACAGCACTGGATGTCTGGGAGTTTATGCAGGATTTTCTCGGCCGCCATGAACAGGTGGTTTTCACGAAATGCTTCCGTATTTCTCATGACTTGGCAGAACGACTCGGCAATATCTGGGGCAAGACCATCAACGGCGTAAATGGTTCCTGCATCGTGGAACAGATGTCGGTCGATGAGGTGACGGAGTTTCTGAATAAACAAAACCCGAAAGATGTTTTGTGTCTGGGCGCTCGAATCGGAGCTATGACAAAGGTGCTCAATGACCTGGAAAATCGCCCCGGAAACCTCTATGACAAGCATCACGTCTATGCAAGTATCGCGGACAATGACGGGGATAAGGCGGTAGCACCCTCCTCGGATGTTGGTATCTTCACAACATTTGACGGCAGCAAAGGTATGGAGCGACCTATCTGTGTCGTGTTCGATTTCACTGAAGAATACTGGTCGTCCCGCACAAGCAAGCCGATGTCACGATATGAGATTCTTCGGAATCTGTTTTGTGTCGCAGCAAGCCGAGGAAAGCAGCGGATTATCTTCGTGAACTATGACCATCCGTTGAGCGATAAATCCCTGATGACTCCGACTGGAATGAATTGCGTGTTCCGGCATCCGTTTTCGTTCTCCGAGATGTTCGACCACAAATTCATCGAAGATGTGGATGCCTGCTATAAGCTGCTGGAAGTCACACCGATTGAACGCGATGACAATACGACCATTGATGTACAAACAGCAGACGCAATGATTGATTTATCCCCCTGTATCAGTATCTACATGCAGGCGGGCTTCTTTAATTCCTATGATATCGATGATGCACTCGCTTATTACATGGACCTACACAAGGACATGCAGTATTTGAAAATCAAGAAGGGTGCAACGGTCGAGGATAAGGTTCTGCTGCTCACGGCGCTTGAAACGAATCAGTGCCGGTATGTAAAACAGGTCAAGCCTCCTTTTGTGAACGCAAAAGCCAAAATGTCGCTCAGTATGCGGCTTGGCACCGTGTTCACTCCCGATGAGTATGTTCAGGCACGCGGAGATATCGACATCCATACTAATGACCATAAAGTGATTTATACTTCGGGCCTTGCGGATGTCGTAAAGAACAACACCGTCTACTGCATCAAGTTCATCAGCAGTCTGGCACACAAGCATTTTCTGCAGTGTGCGTGTTCTATGATTGCGCTGGGTCTTCCATATGGCGTTGTCTGGAACGTGAAAAGTAACCTGATGTACAGCGTAAAAATCAAGGATAAGGACGCTCTGATTGACGCAATCCTCAAGTGCATCACGAAACGAGCTTACAACGGCGCGGATTATTACACCTGCCGAAAAGGCTTTGTACAGGATACGGCATCGATTATCGACCGCTGGACTGACGACGGATATGCGGAAGAACCCACCGCCATCACTTCAGGCGACGGTATCGCCATCATCAAGCAAGGAACTCGCTATTTTGTGATGGACGGGGCACGCCGAAACACTCTGAACGATAATTTTGGGCTTGGTTTTGCCGATGTGAAAGACGCTTGTCTTGCTTATGCGAAGAGTTGCGAACTTCAAAAGACTGTGGACCATGATTCTCCTTATTCCGAAGTCGAGTTCTGGCTCGACCAGAACAAGGCGTTTGAGGAATACATGACTCAGGTAAGCCATGAAATCGAGCAGCACAAAGAAGGACCGTATGCAAAATACAAGTCTTTTGCTACGCCTGCTGTCCGAAAGATGCTGGCGGAAAAGGGACTTGCCATCACATTCCCGGAAAAAGCCCTCATCAAGGTCTGGAAAATGCGCCGCGCCGAAGATGCCATGTATCAGAAAATCGAAGAAGCAAATAAGCAGAACAATTCCAATGTGCCGCTCGATGAGGCGTTCTTTGACTCTGAACTGGTGGATTCTGTTGAGGGAAATACCGAAAGTGCCAAGGCAAAAGCCAAACCCCAAAAGGAATCCGCATTGCCGTTTTCCAAGTACGGCGCAGATGAAAAGAAGAGTTACCGTGTCGTGAAGAGTCCTGAACTTTCAAAGCCCAATCAGCCGCGCTATGTTGTGGTCGAGACGGCTACCGATACGGTCCTGGACAACGCCAACGGATACGGATACCTCTCCTATCAGGCTGCCTGGAAAGGGTATTCGTACAAGAGCAAGCATCATCTGGATGGGGCAAAGAAGCCTATGAGCAAGAGCGCAAAAGAACGGGCTAAGAAAAAGGCAGCTTTCTTCTCGACCGATTCGGAACAGCTCAGTTTCGGCTGATTATTACTGCCGATGAGAGGAGGTGTATCAAGCGCAACTTCAGGACGTTGCGCGTTGTTTTCCAACACAAATAAAATCACAAATCGGAAAATCCTTCTGAATATCACATAACAAATATCAGACATATGCCCACATAGGCAGAAAGGAATTACAGATGGGACGCTATAATTTTAATCAGAGAACTCGGGACGGCTACGAAATCTCGCCCGAACAGGCGGCAAGATGGCTTGAAAGAAACGACAATAATCGAAACATCAACGTCGCTAAAGTCAAAAAGATGGCAAAGGACATGAGAGAAGGGCATTGGGATACAACGCATCAGGGTATTGCCATCGCCTCCGATGGTACTCTGGTTGATGGGCAACATCGGCTACTCGCTATCGTTGAGTCCGGTGTGACCGTGCGTATGAACGTGACCTTTAATGCCGCCAAGTCTCAGCACATCGATTCCGGGAACATCCGCTCCATGGCAAATCGCGTGCAGATGTCTGACTACGACATGAGCTGGACGAACAATACGATTCTCTCCGCAGCAAACCTCATTGGCCGCGTGTTCGCAGGCTCGAACCTCAGTCACGAGGAAGCTTTGAGCGAATGGCTGATGAAATACCGCACGCAAATCGAATCTGCCACCAAATGCATCAAGAAGGCTACGCTGCCGGGACTCAATTCCGCAGGCACAACAGCCGCTATCATTGTAGCCGCCATGAACGATGTCCCCGCCATCTACATTGAGAAATTCATGGACGTGTTCTATTCGGGGTTCACCAACAATGAAGCCGAACATTATGCTATCACGCTGCGGGACGAACTGCTGCGCGAAAACCGTGTCAAGCGCGGCACACAGTATGCAAGGTTTGCCTTTTTCCGTACTGCAAACCGACTGAACCAGTATTATAAGACTGCCACCGGGCAGCGCGTTGCTAAGCGCGTCAATAACGGTGACTTCCCATACAATGTCTACGATGCCAACGGCGGTATCGTAAAGCCCGAAACCAAGAAAACCAAGAAAGCTGGGTAATGCCATCAACTTGAGTCTTTGCAGCTGTATGGATGTTGCAAAACTAAGATATAGCCCCAAAAATTCCGATAAATCGCATAAAAAATTGTTGCAAGGAGACAAAAACTATGAATAAGTTTGAAGCAAGGAGCACGCTGGGGAGCGAGGCTGTCCCGGTTTTCGACGATGACGGTGAGCTCACGGAATGGCTGCACCGGGATAACTACACTGTTGAAGAGCTGGAACTGATGAACTTCGTCGGCAAAGAAAAGCCTGTCATCAATAAGGATGGCGTGAAAATTGTTCAGGATGGCACGGTCATTCGGAGAACCAACACTGAAACAAGAAAAACTGAATTTCTATTCATCCCGCGCATTGTCACCAGCGAACAGAAAACGGTGTGAGGTGCAACGTGGTCAAAATTTATGGGTCCAGTGACGACCTTGTCTGCCTGGATAATTCCAACTATGGGGTCGATGAAATTGGTTGCTTCGATGTCAAGGGAGTTCGGTTATTCCTGGACGACGATACCATTATTGTCGTGCGCTATATCGATGGCATTTGGCGCATTGAAATTGAACGCAAGGGCACGGCACCATATCAGCATGAGGTCTGTGCGGGCAATGATGAGGCCGATTACAGCGATATCTTTTGTACGGAATCCGACGTTATTGCGCACGAAATCATTCGATGAGGATTGGAGCAGCCATGGCAAAAACTCTTCTGACTCATAAAATAGAATCAGCGCTAAAGGTTTGGCGTCCTGCCAACTATGGTGGATACCGGGTTGATTCGTTCCGTCAAGGCTTCGACGCTCTGGAAGTACCTGTCGAGTGCGGTTCGATAAAATCCGGCCTTGTTGACTTCGTTCGGGTTCAAGAGTGCTTCACATCAGAAACAAAATGTGGGACCTGCAAACTCTCAATGTACAGGGATGAGGAAAGAGACTTGGTTATGCCGTCCATCCGGCAGTGGATGCAGGAGGTATCATGCCCCAAAGATATCTCTGACTGGAATTTTCGAAACGAACCTTGTACGGAACGGTTCTGCAGGCTGTACAAAACGAAACATACATACACCATCGACACCGTCGTCACCTGCGTAGAAATTAAGGTTTCCGTGAGTGACTTTCACTCTGACCATGGCCACAACTTTGTGGGGCACTGTAACTACTATGCGATGCCGTTAGCACTATACAAGAAAGTCAAAGATGAGATTCCTGATGGTATAGGAGTTCTGCTATATTACGACGGCGAAAATACCTGCGGGATTCGCAAGAAAATCGAATGCAAGCCCCGCCAACTCTCAGAGAAAACCCAGAAATGGCTCATCATATCAGTTGCTAAGCGACTGACAAAAATGAGCAAAGCATAAACAATTATTCTGCGAATATCACGATGCCATAAAGATATTCGCAGCGATAAAAATTTTCTAAAAAAGGAGAGAGATATAGTGAGCTCTTCGACAAAAGCTAAATTATAAAGCGACAGCAAAGGAGAAAAAATGAAGAAGCTTTTGAAAATCATCATTTTCGCTATCCTGGTCGGATTTGGCGTTATCTGGTATTCAGAAAGCCAAAAGCGCCGGACCATGATTCCGCTCGAATTTCGAGGCGAGTGAGATGCGAAAAAATATCAAAATTGTGCTGGAAAGCATCTGGTATCTAATTCTGCCGGTGTTTATTTTTGTACTTAACATTAGATATTGGCATGGGTATCTAGCGAATCCTGGCTGGTCCTTGACCCATCCGTCATATGTTGTTCTTGGATTTGTCTTGAGCACTGCGTTGTGCTTTGAGATTGTATATATCGACATCAAGTTTGGGGAAAAATAGCGCTTGCCAAAATATACGAACGCCGTACAATATAAAGTGTGAACAGATACTAAGCAATCAGTAGGATTCACAATCTGTATTTTAAGCGGACTTATCCCATAGCGGGGTAGGTCCGCTTTTTTTGTTGAAAGGAGAAAAAGTATGAAACTCAAAAACAATCTATTCCGGAGCACGGCGGCAATCATCGCTACGCTCTTTGCACTCAGCTTCACCGGCTGCGGTCAGAATCCGATAATATCGGAAAGTCCATCCAGCATCGGGGTTGTCTCAGAAAGCGCTACAAGCAGCGAGCAGACAACTGGCGGTTCGGTGGACGGCAGCTTTACTATTCACTTTATAGACGTAGGGCAGGCGGATTCCGCCCTTATCACCTGTGACGGCCACTCAATGCTTATTGATGGCGGTAATGTAGATGATTCTAACCTCTTATATTCTGTTATGCAGCGTGAAACCGATGGACACCTGGATTATGTCGTTGGAACCCACGCACACGAAGACCATATCGGCGGTTTGTCCGGTGCTTTTGAGGCCGTCACTGCGGACATGACTCTATGCCCTGTGACAGAATACGACAGCAAAGCATTTCGGGACTTTGCAAGCTACGCGGAGCAAAAAGGCGGAGGCATCACGATACCGGATGTGGGTGAAACTTACACTCTGGGGGAAGCGAAATTCACGATAGTTGGTGTTAATTCTGTTCCCGATGACACAAACAACACATCGATTGTTCTGCGCATCGTTTATGGGAATACTTCGTTCCTCTTTACCGGTGATGCTGAACAGGAAGCAGAAAATGTGATACTTGCATCAGGACAAGACATTCAGTCAACGGTTCTGAAAGTAGGGCATCATGGCTCAAGTACATCTACCTCAGAGGCTTTTCTGGATGCGGTAAATCCAACATATGCTGTGATTTCTTGTGGCACAGGGAACAGTTACGGTCATCCACATCAGGAAACACTCGACAAGCTGCAAAACAAAGGTGTCGAGGTTTATCGCACAGACCTGCTGGGTGATATTTACTGCACTTCGGATGGCAAAGAGGTAAGTTTCACTTCCGGTGAATATCATGATGAGAATCAGATTGAAGCCGGTAGTGCTGCAGATTCCAAGGATGAACAGGACAAAGCTTCACTTGTCATAGACGAGACATACGTTCTGAACACGAGTACCATGAAGTTCCACATGCCCGATTGCTCTGCAGTCGAATCGATGAGTCAAAAGAATCGAATCGACTATATGGGGGCACGTGACGAGCTCATCCAAGAAGGGTACTCGGCTTGCGGAATTTGCAAACCTTAAAGGGGTATTTACGAAATTTGGTGGTTTGAATAAAATCACTTAATTTTGTATAGCGCCGTTCACCTTCTGGTGGGCGGCTTTTTTCATGCAGCAGCGCAAAACAATAGGGCAGCGACCGCAATGGCCGTTGCCCTGTTTTCATTTTTGTATGAGATAGCTATAATGATGCATCTGCCGACGAATAAGCGCTTCACAACGATTGCAGATGTCATTGCCATACTCAGAACGGAATACATCGATTATGTCCTTTACATCATGCGAACCAAAAGAAAACCTTAATTGGATGCCATATAATCCCTCTGCAGCATCAAGCTGGTCATCAAAATGCCGCGAAAACGGCTTTGCTTCTATTGCTTGCAGACAATCTTCTAATGGTCGTTCCAAAGGAAAATCCAAACTGGTGTCGGATAAGAGTGACAAGCCATTGTCGAACAACGGACAGAGCGAATAGGTCTCATCGGTATCGTCATACAAAACAGCGATGTTGTTCGTGTGGCGGTCCTCGTTCAAGAAGAAAGCATCGACTTCGAGCATTGCTGTCAGATATGGTCCAAAGTCTCTGATTCCGGTATGCTTCTCAACGAAATCAACCAAGAACTTGATTCTTTCTTGGACATCATCCTGCTTTGCAGTATCAATGGCAAGGCTGCCACCGGTATAGCTGCGATAGAGCTTTTCGAGAGGTATTAGCGTGGCTCTGCTGTTCTTGAGAATAAAATTCTCACTTCTGCATCCATTGTATGTCCGACCGTGATATAAAATCTTGGAATATTCGTACTTCACGAAAGGGTACTTGATACTGGACTTTTCAAGCAATGCAGACACGATGCTTTCGGCTAAGCCTTCGTATCCCATGTGGTCAGCCTTATACCAGTAACCGTCGTACTTCCATTTCAGCTGATTGCCTTTAGATGTGTGATTTAGAGTTTCTTGCGGCTCTAAGTTGTTGAAGTCAACAAGCTGCATATTGGCCTCCTGTTACGCGGCAGGTCTCTTAATAAGCTGCATCCACTGATGGTCACCTGCTATGCGGCCTTCCGTCTTCTCGATGATAAGGAGCGGGTCATAAAAAGGAACGCCCATATCACGCAGAATTTCCTTGATACCGGCCCGGCTCGCAGGAAGGCAACGGTCTTGCAGGAAAATCTCGAAATCTTTCCACGAAGGTTCTTCCACCACACCAAATGCGCGAAGAGGAATTTTATCTGTATGGTTTTTGATTTTGATTTTTTCGTGGCGGAAATCAACATCAATCGTAGTACAGAGCTGCTGCCTGTTCATGTAGTTGATGCGCAGAGTATAATTCGGGTCGTCACTGAAATGCTGAGCTTTGTCGAGATACTTGTATATCGTCTGGCGGGAAACTTCGTATTTATCCGCGATAGCAGCTGCACTAAAACCGGAATTATGCAGCTCCACAATATCGACTATCTGGTCTTCAGATAAACAAGATTTCCTTCCCGCATTGCGTGGATTTTTTTGAGCGCATGGCACACTTTTGAGCTGTGCAGCATACTGGCGCAGCTGATTAAGGTCGGTGGTGCCAAAGATGTCTCTGATTTGCTCTTGATAAATATCCATTGCAATACAGCCCTCCTTTCACTCTAACTATACCAACACAGCACCAAATTGTCAATAAATTAAATTGCAGACAAAGTCGCAAGCTCTGTCTGACCATTTTGTTTTTTGCGGTTCAAATCCCAAATCATAGTTGCGTGCTTGTGCGAACCGACTACAATAAAAATTGTACGATAGATAACATTCCATATCGAAAGGGTTTTATGCCTTTCGTACATTCACAATTTCGCTTAAAGGGCGGACTTCCTGTTTTTAGGGAGCCCGCCCTTTTTGTATGAACAAGAAGGAGCGTAATGCAATGTTCAAAATTCACGATGACAAGGTCTACTTCGTCGCCGAAACCCCTGACATCAACAAAGTTATCGAAATCTTCCTACCTAAGGATGACCGTGGCACCATTATGGATTCACACGAAATCCGTGTGGACCTGTGCCGTGCCGTCATTCACATGGAGAAGAAGGGTGTCCGTGTCTTAAAGGTCCGCAACATTGAGGATGCCAACAAGGAAAGCATCGACATCTGGCACATGTCGGAATATCAGGAGGCTGCAGAGTCTCCCGTAAGCGATGTGGTCAATGCCTGCATTGAGTCCTGCTTTGATTCCGGTGCCATGTTCAATCTGCCATGTAAAGCCAACCGCAAAACCCATGAAGTTTTTGCTGTCGAATGCTGCGCAAGCCCCGATGATGATGACTCGTTCAGCCATGCAGATGTTGAAATTGACGGGCAGTCCTACCCGCTCAATTTTGTCTCTGACATCATGGATGAGAACGATGCCGACAACGCATTGGATGAGTTCTACCGAATCCAGCAGACCGGCGAATATTGGGAAACGCACGACGGCAAATCGCTCACGGACGCTATCCATGAATGCCGCTGGGCTATCCTGAAGGATGCCATCCAGAAGCGCGGACATGAGGCTGTTGCTGATTTTGTCGGGACCGACATTTCCAGCGATACTTACGACCGCGTGATGGATGAAACCGAAGCCCAGATGCCGGACGAAGAGTTCGAGCGCTTCTGGGAAAAGTACATCTAAGAAACATCTCACACACAGAAAGGGAGCATATTACTATGGCTATTTTCAATACCAACGAATTTCTCCGCAAAACCTTCAGCAAGACCATCTTTGGTACTGCTGCACTTCGTCCGGAAGCAGTTTGTGCAGACGGCTTCACCCTGTCGATTCAGGCAAGTGGCATGCACTACTGCATACCGAACGAAGACCTGTCGGACGGCAATTACTCTAAGGTCGAACTCAGCTACTTGTCTGAGGAGGTCGAAGAGTTTCTGCCGTTTGCTGAAGACGACGAGGCACCGCTGGCTACGGTCTACGGGTATGTGCCCGTAGAAACCGTAGACGCGGTTCTGGCCAAGCACGGCGGTATCGTCAACGCGTGAGGGGAGGGAACTTACGGTGGAAGTATTCACTATCGTCGCCAATGAGGTCATTGGCTTATCCGCAACGGAATGCACACTGATTCAGTTTAGCTACAATCCGGAGCAAATCCGTGACCCCGAAACGGTCCTGCGCAGTGCTGTCAAGGACTATCTCAAGACGGATGAAGGCAAACGACAGCTGGAAATCAACTGTGGTTGCTGGAACTGGGGCGATGTCGATGACATTCCCGGCTCGTTCTTCTTGAACTATGGTCTGACTAAAATCGCTCCGCCGGATGTGAATGTTGTCGTCGACCGCAACGAGAACTTCATGGACGACTACGAGGATTGCGAGGAAGAATAACAGAAAGGGCATGAAAAAATGCGTATTTATAGCGCAAACAACGTATTCATAGAAGTTACGCGCCGATGCAATATGTGCTGTGCGCACTGCCTGCGCGGAGATGCCGAAAGCATCGATATTCAGGAGAAGTACATCGATGCTTTTCTCGACAACTTTGAGAAGGGAGCTTATATCAGCTCTCTTACCTTTACCGGTGGGGAAATCTCTCTGAATATACCGGCAATTCGATACACCTTGAAAGCTGTCAAAGAGCGCGGTATCGCCGTTGGAAGCTTTTACATGGTCGCTAACGGAAAAGCTGTCGATAAGATGGCTGACCTTGCTATGGCGAGTCTGGAGTGGTGGGCCTACTGCGATGAAAAAGATGACTATATGTGCGGTCTTTGCATCAGCAGTGATAACTTCCACGAAGCAATCCCATATGAAAGTGAAAGTATCCTTAGTGGCTTGAAATATAACCGTAACGATAAGGTAACGGACTTCCATCTGGCTTATTTACTGAACGAAGGGCGTGCTAAGAATCTCGATTCGAATATCTATAAGAAGCGTGAACCTCATGTAGACAAGCTCGAATACGAATTCAACAAAACCGGCGATATCGACTTTTACAGCGGCGAGCTGTACTTGAACGCCATCGGTGATGTCGTTTCCGGCTGCGATTGGTCCTACAAGTCGCAGAAGAAATATCGTTTTGGTAATGTAATGAACAAAAACTGGCTGGAAAACATTTCCAACAGCGAGTTGTACATTGCAAGCTAAACCATATCACTTATACATTGCCACTGTTTTCCTACAGAAACGGTGGCTTTTTTAGAAAAGGAGACCACAAATGACTGAAACAAAAGACATGTTTGAACAAATCAGCGCCATCTTAACCGATAAGAAAGATAAGCCGTTTTCTTATGAGGAGCTTGCAGCAATGCTCAAAACTGACCCTGATGCCCTCAAAACCTTTGATGAGGTCTATAAGACACAGGTTCTTGAAAGCGGAGAGCTGCATGAAAATATGCTCCAGTGGGATACAGCTACAGTCAAAGCAATTCTCGACAAAAAGGTCTACTTCCCACCGGAACTCAATTCGCTCATTGACCGCATCGTCACAGAACTGGTGCTTGAAACGCGTCTGTACATCTACAACGCGGAACGCGGTGGCTATTATGTGACATACTCTGCCAACCGCGACTTTATGACAGAGGTTACAAACGAGGAGTTGAAACGCTACCCCGAAGAACTCCGTCCGCAGCTCACCGGAAAGTTGATGAAGATTGACATTTCTGAGCCGTCGTACAAGGAATTGCTTCAAAACTACGCAGGCTACAAGAATGCAAAGAACGACAGCACAAAAATGTTCTACTACAACATGTTCCGTCAAGGTCTTGACATCCTCGACCTTGATGACTTCACTTATCAGATGCTTGAGATGAACCCCAACTCTATGGGCTTCTGGTTTCCTCCTCTGGTAGAGGGATTGTACGGCAGCGCATTTTTCAAGGTTCCGGACACAAAAATTCTTCGCGTACCTATCACCATGCTGCAGCTTACCCGCCTTGGTTTCGAGACGTTGAATCCCGTTACAAAGGAAATCGTGAACCGTTATTGCCAGAAAGTCTTCCATCTTGATGGATACGAAGACTATTTTATCAAAACGGGCACGTATTCTTCCAAATACGAATTCCGCAACGCTCATATCCATAACCCGAAGGAAATCAATGAGATGGGCGAGTATTTCTTGTTTTTGAATCATCTGACATGCTCGATGGCATCCCCTCTGAACAATCGCTGCTTCTACGGCGCGAACACCACGAACGAGTGGGTCGTCAGAGAATACATCAAGGACAAAGAAAATAACCCCACCATCTACAACGGTTTGCCGCTGCACACTGAATATCGCGTGTTTGTGGATTTTGATACAAAGGAAATCCTTGGCGCAAGTCCTTATTGGCGCAGCGATGTTATGAAGAACGAATTCAAAAAAGTCAGCAGCCCACAGGAACGCCATGATTATGTTGTCTACAAGATGCATGAAGACATTCTGAACCAGCGTTACCACGAAAGCGTTCAAACTGTTCTGGCTGAGCTGAAGAAGGTTATTCCTCGCATTGAGTTGACAGGGCAGTGGAGCGTCGATGTAATGCGCAACGGCAATGATTACTACATCATTGATATGGCTCTTGCTGAGAATTCCGCTCTGAATGACTGCGTACCGAAAAATCTGCTTCGCGCTTATCCTCAGCAGTGGCTGCCGGGTGAATCGAACAGCTGATACTCCTAGAACGAAACTTTGATTCGGGTTCTTTCAGCAAAAAGCGTAGGAACCAAAATCATACGAAATGATTGTGTTAACACATAAAAACAAGTATAATATATGCAAGGAAGTGATAATAATGGTTCTGTATCATGGCAGCGATGTAATAGTCCGCAACCCTGAGGTCAGAAAAACAAGGTACGCCAAAGATTTTTCATGGGGATTCTATTGCACTAGCAACTACGAACAAGCCGCTCGCTGGTCAAAAAAAGGCAGGTCTCGTGGTATTGTCAACGTGTTTGAATATACAGAATCTCCTATGCTAAATATTAAGAAATTCCCCGAAATGAGTGATGAGTGGCTTGATTTTATTGCTATATGTCGTTCGGGCAAACATCATGACTATGATATTGTGGAAGGACCCATGGCGGATGACACCATTTGGAACTACGTCAACGACTTTCTAAGCGGTGATATTAGCCGTGAAGCTTTTTGGGCGTTGGCAAAATTCAAGCATCCCACGCATCAAATCAGCTTTCACACGGAAGTCGCTTTGAAATGTCTCTCTTTTAAGGAGGCGATTGAAGTATGACTGAAACTGCAACCTACAGCAAAAACGATGTCTTTTATACCTGCAGCCTGATTGAATATATCGGCCGCGTTACGAGGAATCATCGCAAGGATGTGGTTTCTGCTCTTGGCACAAACGGAGTCAAGGCAATTCTCGACTCAGCGGATGTGTTTCACTGCCAGAGCTTTGAGCAATCTGCCGATGAAATTTGTGAGCTTTTTCCTGTGCCGGAAGGAACGTATGATACGGTGTCTAACTGCCATTACAAGGTTCCATCTTATACAGATATCGGAAAAGTGTACCAGCGCATCATCTTTGACTGTACTAGCACTCCTAGTGTCCAGGATGTAATTGATGTATTTTCCTCGTTCATTAGCGATGACATCTCAGATTTTAATACTGCAACTTACTATTGTAATCCGAGCTATTTGTACCACTCATACAAGGCCGGAAAACTACTGGATTGATTTTCAAAAGCAATAGCAATCAAGACCACTGCCCCAAAAAGGGTGGTGGTCTTATTTTTTTGCACAACACTTACCATAAATTACCAGAAAGAAAAACATTGTGCATCTGTGCGAATTGCATATAATACAAAATATAGAACGAAAGGCATCAAAAAACATCGTTGGTCGGGCAAAATCCGACCGAAAGGCTAGGGCGGGCTCAGTTTTGAACCTGCTCTTTCTTTTTATCGGAGGCTTTATGTCAAACAAAGAAGAACGCATGAACCGCAATAAAAGCATCATCGAAGATTACAAAAATGGAAAGCCGATTTTAGAAATCGCGAGGGACTATAATCTTTCAGAAACGATGTGCTACAAGATTCTAAAAGGTACGCAGGAGCCGCCTCGTTATTTTGAAAAAAAGAGGAAGAGACTTACCACTCGAAATGAGCAAATTGTTAAACAGTATAAAGGCGGTATGACGGCCAGAGAATTGGGCAAGATGTACGGCATTTCCATGCAGCGTATTTATGCAATCTTGCATTCGAGCGGAGAGTACGAAAGCCAAAAATACAATCATATTGAAACAGCTCTCAAAAAAGAGAAAAAGATGCGGAACCAAACTTTTCTTGATGCTTACAAGAAAAATCCTCGAAAATCGATTATCGAGTTGAGCAGGGAGGTAAATATCAGCCCTTCACTAGGTTATCTTATCCTTCATCAAAATGGGATTTACCAGTATAACGTAAAAGCCAGAGCTAAGGAGAATAGCGAAAATGCCGATTAACAAGATTACCCACGTGTGTCTAACTCATGACAAAGTCAGGGCGCGAAATGAAAAGATGCTGGAGGATGCCAAGAACGGTATGTCCCAGGAACAGCTGGCCGAAAAGTATCAAATTTGTGTTTCTACTGTCCGATATAGTCTGAAGGACTTTTACGAAGAACAGGCCCGGCAGAGAAAAGCAAAGAAGAAAGCCTGGCAAACCCAGATGATTCATGAATATGAGATGGGCGCAAAATCTCCGGAGCTTCAGGAAAAATACGGCATCAGTGGAACGCTCTTTTATCGGATTCTTCATGCACACGGAAAGAATGGCCGACAAATCCACAGCCAAAACCGTATCGAGACTGGCAAGAAAAGAAACGCCGAGATGGTCAGGAAATACAAAAACGGCGTTTCTGTCAAAGAGCTTGCGGAAGAATACGGGCTCAAAAAGGGAAGCGTATATCGCGCCATGAAGCGGTATAGTCCAGGCCCAGGGAAAAGTAAAAGTTGTCAAAGTGAGGAATAATTGCATGGCTGCATCAAAGAAAGATGTTGCGAAGCAGCAGGTCAAAGAAGACCGAGAAAAAGTCCGGGAAATGTATCTTTCTGGCAAAACTGTCAAGGAAATCGCCAAGGAAACGTATTTTTCAAGCTCTTATTGCTATGCCATGGTGAGAGACCTAGCAAAAGAAAAGAATCTTGCAAAGAAAGCAAAAAGAGCACCTCTCGACGAAGCTATGATTCAAGATGCGAAAGCCGGGATGACGGTTGCTGAAATCGCAAAGAAGCATGGCGTGACCTATCAGCAGTGCTACTATACTGTTTCTGAATACGCTCAAGCTACGATTAAGAAGAACAAGAAAAAGCAGTCTGCTGCCACGAAAGTTCGCAATGCGGCTATGTTGGAAGATGCAAAAGCCGGAATGACTGATAAGGAAATCGCCAAAAAATACTTTTTGTCTCGAAGCAGTGTCCGTACCGTCCTTGCAGGGCATTTACATACAAATTCCAAAAAGTTGGATGAAAGGCGCAAGGCGATTCTTGCGGATTATGAGGCAGGAACGTCCTCAAAAGACATCTGTGAGAAATACGGTATTTCAAAATCCACTCTTTACAAGGACATGCGCCAAATTGGGAAAAACTGTCAGGAATACTATCACAAGGCGCTGAAAGACAAGACCAATCAAAGGAATTCCGATATTCGAAGCAAAATCGAAAGAGGGGTCTCGGTCAGCACTATTGCCAAGGAATACGGAATCTCTAAAACGGCGATTTATGAAACGTTTCATCAGGAAAATGTCAGAGCTGGAATTTTACAGAAACGCGGCCGTCCGCGAAAAAACACGGAACGTAATGCACTGATTGCTAAACGCCACAGGGAAGGCGAGAAGGTGCAGGCGCTTGCCAGTGAATATAATCTCTCTGTTTCGACGGTAAACACTATTTGCAGTAGAAACAAAAATCAGAATATAACCTCATATTAACAGGCTGCCATTTGGCGGCCTATTTCTTTTTTAGGAGGAAATAATAACATGACAGACGACGTACGAAATCTGATTCGATTTGTAGTGGATGGCGATATTCGAAACGCGCAGACTCAGTGCCGAATCATGCTTGAAAAGAATGTACCCGAAAAGGACGCCAGGTTCAAAGAAAACGAACTCAGAAAGTTGAATCTTCTGAAGCCGGAACTGATTCAGCTGCCCACCAACCTGGAAAACCTCTTGATTGCGGAGGATGCCACGAATTTCCCTGAGAGCCGGTTCCTGCTCCGCGAGGAGGAAGAAACAGTCATCAACAAGCTCTTGGCCACCAGAAAAGCAGCTTTAGCCATCAAGGAGCTTGGCATCCACTATACTTGCTCTTTGCTTTTGACGGGCCTTCCTGGTGTTGGTAAGACTGAATTGGCCCGCTACATTGCACACAAGGCGAATTTACCGTTTGTTTTCCTGAAATTCTCTGGCCTTGTCAATTCTGCTCTTGGCCGGACACAGCAGAACATCGGCAGAGTGTTCGATTACGCAAAGCGCACGCCTTGTGTTCTTTGTGTTGATGAAATTGATGCCATCGGAATGTGCCGTGGCAGCCGCGATGATGTCGCTGAAATGAGCCGTGTCACCATCGCATTGATGCAGGAACTTGACCGGCTCCCGAATGACGTCATTCTCATTGGCACTACAAACCGCGTCGATAACCTTGACGAAGCCCTCATTCGCCGATTCACTTTCAAACACCGCGTCAAACCTTTAGGCGACGATGACATGAAAGAACTGTGCAAGAAGTTCCTTGCTTCGGCAGACTATCCCTTCACGGAATCCGAACTCGACGAACTCTGCCATTCGCTGCGTGAACAGCGGACTGCCAGCGCCGTTGTCAATGCCTGTACAGAACGTATCGTTGCACATATCGTATCGCAACTGCCTGAAAATTCGGCAGATGCCGTGTAAAAGTATGATAGCCTGGGAAGAAAGCCCTCGTCAGTTTAAGATGTCCAAGCAACTCGATGAGGGAAAATTCGGAGAAGACTTGGCTCGCAAATTCCTTAACGACCCGATTATCAAAGTGAATCATGGCATTAGCCATTACGATGACGTGACTCAGGATAAATCATATCAAGACAAAGATACCGATTTCATTGTCTGGAAGAAGAATGGTAAGACCTTTGGCCTGGAAGCGAAAGTGGACAGTCACAATACCGGAAATTTCTACCTGGAAACCTCGGTGGACTACTTCTCCATGGTGCCTGACGCTCTGAACGAACAACGGGTAGCGCGGCGGTATCGGGATGGCATCGACCCTTTATGGCACACCCCGGGCTGGGTATACAGGAGTGGTGCGGACCAGATTCTCTATTATTTCAGAACCACGCAGCTGCTTTACATTTTCTCCCGCGTTGATGTCTGGTTCTATGCTGAAAAGCTGATGCGCGGTGGAATCCATCTCGACCCCGGAATCAGAAAGCCAAAAATGTATTCTGCCGAAAATATCAGTGAACGCAATGGTTCCACTCTCTTCTTTGCCAACGGCTTATGCGTGAATGCTGAGCAGACATACAAGGCTTTAGGGGCACAAAAAAGAGTCATCAAATACCAGGTTGAAAGCCCTGATTCAGACGTTCCAACGTTCAGCTTTTGCCCTTTCAAATTATGAATTTTTCGCTAACAATCGTCAAGAAATCACATTTCAGTTTATCGGAAGAGTATAATTGTAGTAGAAAGAGAGAAAAAAAGCATGAACCAAATCAACGTTGTCACGATTGGGAAACTCATTGAAGCGCATCGTGAAGGTGACGAGCAGAAGTTCAAAACTTACGTCGATTTTATTGTAAAAGCCTACGAAGAGCAGGAGAATGACCGTGCCGCACGAATCATTCGAAGCAGCTATACGGGTGACTACGGTGAGCAGGGGAAAGTTGTTCTGGATGAAGCATGAAATCTCAGAGACCGGCATTCGAATGCTCAAATATCAGGAGCAGCTTGCCGACGAATACAAGTACAAGCCCATCCCACGTACCTTCTTCAAGGATGTGCGGGCAGAATTTGAAGAAACTTTGCCGGAATGGTGCAATATGTCCGGCAATACGACCAAACTCGAAACCAGAAGCGGCACGGTCATTGCCAGCGGGTATAACCGAATCGTGATTGGAGACTATGGCGCATTCGTTGAGTTTTCGCATGCCCAGGCAGATATGCGTCATCTCAAAATCAAAGAGGGGCAGAGCTATCGTATCGAAGACCCTCGCTATGCTGAGCACGTCAAGTATCTTTGGCTCACGGCGGACGATGACTCAGACGTGAAAGTATACGACCAAAAACGCTTGGTTGAGTACGCTGACTACAAGCCGGGGATGCTGTATGTCAGCGTGTACGAGGTGTTTCCAGCGGAAACTGATGCCGGATTGTTATAACGAGCACTGTGCTTTCGACAGCAAGCCAATCAAGCGTACACAATGGGTGCGTTTTCTTGGGAAGGACTAACCATAGGGGCAAAAAGATTCCATTGCCGACCTGTACGCGAAAAGTGGCGCTGTGGTTTCCATGGTAGGTTCGGCTAAAGATTTGCTAACTTTCCTGCAATCTGCCGGAACCACAAAGCATTTTTGATGCGCTTGCCCCAACCACTAGATATAGTGGTATCTTAATGTTTGTTTACAATTTAGACACTATATATTGTGTCTTTTCATTGACCGGATACCACATATATGGTATAATACAATTGTTCTCAGGAAGAGGAACGGCTCCTGAGACATCAAGGTTTTCCTTTCCCCAATCTTGGTCGCATGGCTTCATTTGAGCTGACACAGGTGAAGCGTTAAAATCATCCGTTTCATAGTAATATCCTTCCTTTCTTACCTCTTTATTTCCCATTTGGCGCGGGTAACTCCGCGCCAGCCGTTCAAACAAACAGCCTCCACGCGGCGGACGGTGGGCAACAGATGTTTCCGTGTTCCTGGCATCTGGCTAATGTTTGTATTTGCTGGTTTAGCTCAGCTGGTAGAGCAACTGATTTGTAATCAGTCGGTCATCGGTTCAAGTCCGATTTCCAGCTCCAGACGATTGTGAAAAATAAAGATGCAATGTACAGTGCAATATAGAATAAATCTTATTGTGACGCTGTTCATGAATAAGGTTCTATGTTGCACACATTTCATAAGTTTTTTTCACGCAACCAGACGCTATCCGTTGGATGTATCGAAATCACATGATACGATGCTATACACAACATCTGGCGGACAGCATGCCACCCATTAAGGCGGCCTCCTCGTGGCGGGTGGTGGACAGTGACTCTAGCAGTTGCTGACGAATGTCTTAAAAGCATGCAAACGTACGAGCATCCCCGTCAAGTCGGGGCGCATCCAGACGCGACACAGCCGTAAAGGCGAGATTGCTGCACGGCAACTGGTAAGTTTCGCCGCAGTCTCACACACAGCCCAACGACAACCGTTAACCCGATTTGACAGGGAATCAACGACAGGGCTCAAAATTTGAAGTTGACCAACGCCCAAGCGCTTTCTTGGATTCTCACGCATAGTCAACGATGAGATTCGCAAGATTGTCAGGTGGTGTAAAGATGGCGTTCGGGGCCGACTACCTCCTAAACGAACATCATGGCGGGGCTAAGTGAGGGTTCACCCGCAATCTTATGCAGGTATCGTATAACGGCTAATACTCCGCCCCTCCAAGGCGGAGACGCGGGTTCGACCCCCGCTACTTGCTCCACACGTCGCAGTCACCGTACACCACGACGTTAAACTGGTGAGCATGGTCCACATGTGGTCCGCTGTCGAATGCCAATGGACAGCCTATAAAAGAATCGGCAAACAGGTGCTGTGCCTGAGAGTATCCGAAAGTCCCGGTGTCAGTCGCGAATGAGACCGGAAAACGGCGGAGAGGGTACAATACAGACTTCGTCGGCGTGGCTGCCGAATGGTGCTGGACGCGGGGTTGGCTTCCTCGCTGAAGGGGTGATAACCAGCATAAAACACCCTGCCGTGCTAGTGTAGCTCAGTTGGTAGAGCAGCTGATTCGTAATCAGCAGGCCGTCAGTTCAAATCTGACTATTAGCCCCATTACCCGATGAAACAATAAATAGAAAGGAGATGAAACTTATGGAACAGGCAATTATCAATGTTGAAGGTACGACTACCATAGAAACCGCTGCAGCAGCAAAAAAGCTGATTATGATGTTTGGCAACCGGAACATCCGCGCCATCGCTGTCAACCGTGTAAACGACAAGAGCGACGAGGTCATTGTTGAACTTGATTTCGTACCGGGTTTGGCACCGCATCTGCACGGCTTCACGCTTCAGGTCAATGGCTTGACCTGCGGTTATGCTGGCACCGGTCCTTCCAATCTGTATGAAGTCCTGCAGGCGGCTGGCGTGAGTGAAGCTCAGGTAGCACGCGAGGACATCACCCAGAAGAGCACAAAAACCATTCCTCTGCGCCTGGAACGCGCCGTGACTCAGTACGGCGACTTCCAGTTTGCGTAAAGCTATTTGGCGGGCTTGACCCGCCATCATGGAGGGATAGCTTAGCTGGATAAAGCACCTGCCGCAAAGCAGGGTATCGATGGTTCGAGGCCATCTCCCTTCTCCATCCAGATACCCTTTCGCTTCCTTTCGCCAAAGGTATCTGGGGTATTGTACTGCATTGCGTGTAGTACGGCCAATCAGGCGCGGAACTCCGAAACCATACCACGAAGAATTTTATCCTCTCCGCGCAGCATGGACATGCGATTTTACGGGGATAAATTCAAACCGAAATTGTGTCGAGTGGCGAAGACGGTTGCGGCACTGGCGAAGCACATATCTGCTTCGTCAACCATCTATGAGAAAGCCTCCACGTGGCAGATGGTGGGCAACGCAGCAATACTGCGGCTGATTTCTCTCCGAATCGGTATCTGAATAAATGCAGATAAATAGACGAAAAAATCAAAAAAGCAAAGGAGTACACAGCATGAGTAATCAGAAAATCATCAAAGCAATCGCAGGGATTGCAGCAGCCGGTATGATGGCAACTTGTCTGCCTGTAGCAGCATTCGCAGCCACCGGTGACACCTATCATTTCTCTTTCAGCAACGGTTCTTCCCAGGACCTGGCTCCGGGCGGCTCTATGACGTTCCCGGCAAGCCAGTATGACTACGGCTACTGGATTACCCTGCAGGGCCACGGCGGTTACACCTACAACTATTATCCTGGTGACACTCTGCCGTACGATGCAGTTGACCAGTGGTTCACCGCTGACGGCATCACTTCCTGCTATGCGGCCGAAGGTAATCCGCGTTCCATCACCATCAACTATCAGATTGATGGCAACACGGTGCTGACCGAGACTGATACCGCTACTTTCCCCGGCAATGTTGACGGTCAGAGCGTTGAAGCCTGGACCACCGATTCCGGTGATACTTACACCGCATCCAGCAAGAGCCTGAACCACGACCGCCTGTTCTACTACCTGGGCGACGACATCCACGACAATGTCCTGACCCTGAAAGCCACTTCTGCATCCACTCCCGATGATGGCAAGGATGACAACAAGGGCAATGACAAGGGTGATGTTACCAACCCCGACGATAAGGGCGACAACAAGGGCGACAATACCGGCGACAGCGGCACCACCACTCCTGATGACAAAGGTGACGTTGTGACCCCCGACAAGGACAACACCGGTAAGGACAACACTTCTACCGGCTCCAACAAGGGCAACGGTACTACCACCACTACTCCGACCGCTCCTCGCAAGAACGTTGAAGTCTCTGAGCACGGTGAAATTGCCGCCGCTATTGCCAATGGCACCTGGGGCAATGAGTACACCGTCTGCACCAGCTGTGGCTATCACAACTGGACCCGCAAGGGTAACGTTTACGTCTGTGACCATTGTGGTCACGAAGTCCTGACTGTCAAGGGTGCTGATGGCGTCAAGGGTTATGCTGGCACTCTGGCTGGCAATGAACCCCAGTACGCTTCTACCTCTGAAGCTCAGGCTGCTGCTGACAAGCGCGAAGCTGCCTATGCTGCTTCCATCGCTGCTCTGCAGGCACAGGTTGCCGCGCGTGAAGCTGCTTATGCTGCTTCCCTGGGCATCCACTAAATTTGCCATCCTCTGACTATATCCGATAATTTTCTCCTTGCATTGGGGCGGGGCTTCGGCTCCGCCCCATCCTTTTTTGGTCAGGTGTCCGAGTCAACAACCCCGCTTAAACCGGTCCGCCGATTTAGACGAGGCTTGCGGGGCAACCCGTAAGCCTGGTTGATTAGCCTAAGTCTGCTGCTCCGGCAGCAGGAAACTACGTTGCGTACTAATAACACAGGCACCTTACTCATGCTCCACAAGTGGTAAGCACTGCGGACGGCTCGCTAAACATCTCTAAGGGTAGGAGAAGTGCGAACGTCATGTCGAAAGGCTAAAACGGTATAACAACATTGGCGATGTGGACCACAGGGCGCAAGCCCTGACTTATCGATTTACAACTATTATACGAAAGGAGTACCTTGCATGAGCACTTGCGCTTGTGTTCTCAGTAAGAATGGCGAACGTCTGATGCCGACCATCCGTCTTGGCAAGGTACGCCATCTTCTGAAAGACGGAAAGGCAAAAATTATTAAGCATCATCCGTTTACCATCCAGCTGTTATATGACAGCGAAACGAATATTCAACCCATTGAAATCTGTGAGGACGTCGGTTACAACTACATCGGCATCAGTGTGAAAAGTCAATCTCACGAGTATGTATCTGCACAGTATGATACATTGCAGGATGAGAAAGACTGCCACGACAGTTGTCGTAAAATGCGCCGTACTCGCAGAAACAGGCTACGTTACCGCAAGCCGCGTTTCGATAACCGCAAACACGACAAAGGCTGGCTTGCACCTTCTCTTGAACATAAGAAAGAGCTCAACGTCAACGTTATCAAAATGTATTGCGAGGTCATGCCAATTACGCACGCAACCGTTGAAGTTGGTTCTTTCGATACGATGCTTGTAAAAGCAATCGAGGAAGGCAAAGCCACGCCGGAAAGCACAGATTACCAAAAAGGCCCTCGCTACAATTTAGCATCCTTACGGGAAGCGGTATTCTACCGCGACAATTACACCTGCCAAGTCTGTGGGCGCAAAGCCAACGAAGGTGCTATCTTGCACGTGCATCACATGTTCTATTGGAAGGGCCGCCATGGCAATAGTCTCAATGAGCTTGTAACCGTATGTGAAAAATGCCATACACCAGCCAACCATCAAAAAGGCGGCAAACTCTACGGATTCGGTGAAAATATAAAGTTTGCAAATCTATCCGGTGCAGCGTTTATGAACACTGTGCGCTGGCAAATCGTTAATGAGCTTTACGCTGCTTTTGGAAAGCCGTTCGTCACATTCACTTATGGCGCAATGACCAAAGAAAAGCGGATTGCTCTTCATCTTGATAAGAGTCATAGCAACGATGCGTATGCGATGGGAAACTTCCATCCAGTTGACCGCTGTGCGTTTGAGCATTACGAAAAGGTAAAACGCAATAACCGCATTCTCGAAAAGTTTCATGATTCGCGGTATATTGACATTCGTACCGGCAAAGAAGCAAAAGGCAAAGAACTCTTCAACGGAAGAATTAGCCGCAGCCATAAAAAGGATTCTGAGAACTTGCACAAGTACCGTGGAAAGAGGATTCGTAAAGGCTACCGTGCTCTACGCCGCAAAAAGGTGGCCCTCAATTCCGGCGATTTGGTTTCTCTCAACGGAGAAACCCTTATCGTACATGGTACTCATACTAATAAAAAAGGCAACGTAAGAGTGGAATTCAAAGTGGCCGCCTTAAACGGCAAGAAATCTGCCAGCTTAAAAAAGCTTAAAATTGTTAAAACGTCAACCCCCATGCATTCTGCGTGGGCTAAAGTATCTTAAACCCCAAAGAAAGAAAACGCAGAATATTTGCACTTGCTAAGTGTACCTCAAAAATACTCTTGGTCAATGCATTCCTCGCCGCCTAAGTCGCAGACGACTATAGACGGTGTACCCTACGCACAAATCTTATGATTTAAGGAACTGGTCTTGAAAACCAGCGACGCTAAAAACGTCCGTGGGTTCGAATCCCACTCTGGCCGCCAGATTTTGCCGGGGCTTCCCGGCTTTTTGTTTTTGTGAGTGACACAAGAAAATGAGTTGCCATATCAAATAGGGCAAAGTATACTATAAAACACGCATCGTGAGGAAATACCATGACAAAAAGGTCTGACATCGAAATGGTTGCCAAAGCCAGAGCTTGGGCTATTAAGGCTCATGCTGGACAAAAGGATAAGGCAGGAAAGGACTATTTCCGAGCACACGTTGCGGCTGTAGCGGAAAGGGTAAAAGGGGACCCCGTTGCTGAAACTGTGGCATTTCTGCATGATACTGTCGAAGATACGTCCATAACAATAGAAGACATCAGAACGGGGTTTCCAAAAGAAGTTGCTGATGCTGTGGACGCATTGACACAAAGCAAGAACATGCCGTATGCCGAGTATCTTTGGCACATCCAGCAAGACCCTATTGCTGTCAAAGTTAAACTCTCGGACCTGCGCAGCAATATGGACTTAACCAGGCTTCCTCACGCTCCAACCAAAAAAGACGCGGAAAGAACCAGAAAATACAAGCGGGCATATACGATTCTATCGTCGGCGAATGGTATAAACGCTATCAATCCGTATGCGCTGTACGACTACTTGCTGGCAAGAAACTGGAGTGTTGATAGGAAAAGCACAAGGACACCCGTTCTGGAAGCACCAGGCGGATATGCTGAAATCACGGTGCCCATCGACTTGGCTTTGGCTGACTATGAAGTCAAGATGGCAGATGCTCTAGGCAAGCTGCACTCGTATGAGGGCATATCAGCTTCGGAGGCGATAGCGCGGATTGCGGCTTGGAAGCCAGACAAACAATAAGCATGGGCCTGCTATTATTTTTATGAAAAGCCTTGACTTTGTCTTTTACACATTGTATAATTAAGACACTGAATTTGATGAAAGGAAAAACGCACGATGTTTGCTGCTATGATGAACAAACAGAATAAGTTGCAAGAGCTGTGGAGCAATTCGAATCTCTTCGGCTGTTTTGTGTTGTCTGTTTGTGCAAATCATAGTGCAGTGATGGTTGAGTAAAATCATCCAAGTATCGGTTGTTTTCCATACTCTGCACGATATGAGCACCTGTCAGACGCACAACGCCTGATGGGTGCTTTTTTGATGCAGAAAATCAAAATCAGGTCACTCTAATGCCACCGAGATAGAATTCGGTCAGGCTTATTAAAGTGTTTCGCGTTATACAGTTTGTATATTCGAGGATTCGCCAAACGGCAAGGTATCAGGTTTTGGCCCTGACATTGGTTGTTCAACTCAATCATTCTCGGCCAGCACTCACTTCCATGCGCATCGGAAGTGAGATTCCTTGAAGCTGTGTTCCCATAAGCAAGGCACGGCAGATGCGCGACAAGTGCTCATAACTCAAATGGTAGAGTAGCTGACTTTTAATCGGCAGGTTCGGGATTCGACTTCCCGTGAGCGCACCATGTCCGGCAGTACAACAACTGCCACTTGTGGGTTGTTAGCTCAGCTGGCAGAGCAACGGACCGTTAATTCGTAGGCCGCAGGTTCAAACCCTGCACAACCCGCCATATGCTCCAGTGGCGAAGCTGGCAAACGCAGCGGATTTAAGTCCCGCTTATTTCTGAGTTCGACTCTCAGCTGGAGCATTAAATATAGGGGTGTAGCTCAAGTGGTAGAGCAGCGGTCTCCAAAACCGCGTGTTGCATGTTCAAGTCGTGTCGCCCCTGCCACAACAAGAAAAGCCGTCCTCGCAAAAGAGGCGGCTTTTTGTTTTGAATAGTATACAGACTAAAAAAACTAAACCACAAGTTGATTGCAGATTCACAAAAACATGGTATAATAATATCAGAACGAAACGAAAGGAGATACCCCGAAATGCTGTGCAACACTGTTAATGTCATGTCGTATGAGTATAGTTACGAATATTCTGAGTTCATGTCCTTTGAACGCAGTTTTATTTCTCATACTCCTCGACAGGCAAAAACAGACCATGTACAGATGCGGTGCGTCTTCTAAGCGATAACTGCATGTCATAGCTGCTTGTCGAGATTTCGGCAGGCAGCTTTTTTGTTGCCTGCAATACAGAAAGGCAGCAAGAAAATGAACGTTCCTACTATCGATATTCAGAAAACCGGTGCCAACATTAAGACGCTGCGAAAAGCAGCAGGTATCAAGGTGAAAGATGTGGCAGATACCCTCGGTGTATCCACACAGGCGGTTGCCAAATGGCAAGCTGGAACCGCGCTTCCAACCATTGATAACCTTGTGATATTGGCAGCAATGCTGGATACCAAGATAGATGACATCTTAGTCATCGCATAATCCCCGCCGCATGATGCGGCATCATATGGCCTGCTCGACGAATTGGTCAAGTCGTCAGTTTCTCAAACTGAAGGTTGTGGGTTCGACTCCCGCGCAGGTCACCATGTGCTTCTGTAGCTCAGCTGGTAGAGCAGTGGTCTGAAGAACCGCGTGCCGTTGGTTCGATTCCAACCGGAAGCACCACATGTGTCGGTATGCAAGAGGTTAAAGCAGGCAGTCTGTAAAACTGTTCCGTTACGGTTCGCTGGTTCGAATCCAGTCCGACACACCAATATGGCCCCTTCGACAAATTGGTCCAAGTCACCACGCTTTCACCGTGGAGTTAGCAGTTCGAGTCTGCTAGGGGTCACTACGTCGCACCTACGTTAAAAGGTGCATTATGCAGAGGTCGCCTAACGGTAGGGCAGCGGCTCGCTAAGCCGCCGTCGCGGAAATCGCGGCATGTGAGTTCGAATCTCACCCTCTGCGCCATCTGCTTGCTTGTCCGAGTGGTTAATGGAATCGGTCCAGAAAACCGACGATGGGAAACTGTCCGAAGGTTCGAATCCTTCAGCAAGCGCCACTGCCCTCATTCTGTGCGGTATCCGTGCAGGTGAGGGCTTTTTCTTTTGCTTTTCGCTTCGAATTTCGGACCCGAATGGCGTTAATGGTCGGGTATTCCTGATTGTACATGCCCTTGCTATATGGCAAATAGCTCCAAACGGTATTGGTTTTCATGCCCATTTCTTCTGCAATTTCCGGAACAGACATACCGCTCGAACGCATCTTCCCGATTTTTTCTGATGTTTCATCTGACCAGGCACCGGCAGTAATCAATATTTTGCGCACCTTCTGCAATGAGATGCCTGCACGTTTGGCAATGGTTCTTCTGGGAATGCCTTGCTCAAAGAGCCGGAGAACCGTCTGTATTGTCACATCCATTTTGATTGTACCTCGCCGCATTTAATCTCTTTCGTATCATTATAATTGTTATACTCTAATCATACAGCAAAACAATGAAACTATCCAGGAACCAAAAGCATCTTCATTTATCACTGATTTATCTGTTCGGAACAATATCGAAAATACCTTGATATTATTCCGATGCATTGTTCCGACTGGCTGACTTCGTTCCATAAGGAGGCGGCTTTTTTGCTTGTAAAAATATGTATAAACTGTTACCATTTGATGCTTTCCATTGTGAGAAATTGCGAATCGCGGTATAATGAAAGGGTAGAAAATGAAAGGATTTTCGCCGTATGTACATTGAATTCACTGGTAAGCAGTACTTCTTCATTCTGCACGCTCTTGCTGTTATGATAACGTTTTACAACAACGATTTTTCCTCTATCTGCAAGGAAGTTGGAGAAACCTATGGTGCAAGCGAGGAGAACATTGCAAGTGCTTGTGCTATGCTGACGGCTGTGAACGTAACGGCACCTATCAAAAGCTTATCTGATAAGTGCAGCGACATTCTGGAAGACGTGCTGCATCATGCGCGGGAGCTGCCCGAAAAGGATGCTCCGTATAAATACAGGATTGGCTTAGATGCTTCTTCCTGGAAAGTCGTTGCCGATGCCCTGGATACATACTCTCGGATTTTGATGGGGCAGTTTGGTATCATCTTCGAGTCTTTGGACATCGCAGCCAACTACGACTACGGGAAGCTCCGCCTGCTTCGACTGCAAGCTTACCATGATGCACGCTGGAATGGAGTAGGAGTCATCGAAGCTCGTGACCTTCTGATTCCGCAGCTCAAAAAGATGGGCATTGGCTGGAACGGGAACTTTGGCATTTCAAATTCTGAGCTTGCCTACAACAGCAAGCTGGCATACGAAATTCTTAAAGCTATTCGATATGTGACAGAGAGCCGAGATAGCTCCGTTCTGAAAGTCACCGACGAACCGCTGCCGCATGTCGAGGGTTCTTTCCAAATCAAAGCACTGTGAACGAGATTGGAGGTTTTCCGGGGTGGGCGACCACATCATTTCTTTCTTAGATATCTGCGCAATGCGCGGTCAGCTGGTTTTGGCAAAGGCACCGTCTATCCCGGCTATCAATAACAAAACTGTGTATTGTACCGGCGCTCACAAACACGGCGAGGACCGCTGCATCGTTCTTGACGGTGAGGAGTACAGCCAGATTCTCTTTGTTGACGGGACAATAAAATTGTGTTGGCAGTGAGGTGATATCGTGGATAATATCATCGTGAACAGCGCTCTCTGGTACGCTGAGCAAAGCAGTCAGTTTCTTGTGAATTCTGGGGCCAACAAGCTGCTGGACAAGGGCTACGATTATTATGTGAAGGAATTCATTCCGCTTGGACACCGCCTTATTCAAAACGGGCAGATTGCTGCCGATGCGATGGATGGGGAGTTAGCCGCACAGTTCTCGATGGCATACGTCGCAAACTATTGGCGTGCAGCAAAAACCGTGTACAATTTCGCTCCGGAATTTCTCAGAACATTGGCTGAGACTGAGGACGCACCGATTTATTCCGATATCATGATGCGGCTGCCATATCGGGACTTTGTCATGAATCTTCCTGCTGGTTCCCATCATGATGCGATGTTCGTACACATTGAATTCGACGCTTCCCATGGGCCGAACGATGTGGATACGCTCTTTCTGATTGTCCCTTTCAAGGCAAACCCCAATTTTGACAGTATCGAGCTCTGTCAATGTATGCAGTGGTGTCTCAACGGCAAGAAGCTGATTGAGTCCTACCGGCGCAACAACGATGCACGTGAGCAGGCTTTTCAGAACGGAACGGATTCCGCGACCGTCAATGACGCCACGATTTCAAACGTACCGGGTGGCGTTCTCAGCGAGGATGAGCTGCAAAAGCAGCGGGAGTTCAACGCCGGTATCGAGCCATATCTTCGTATCGCGGTCTCTGCCGCTTATTATCTTGCATCAAAAAACGCAGAAATCAAAGAGGTAAAAATCCCGAAAGAGAAGCGGCCCATCCTTGTTTCCAAACCTGGTGCAGCTCCTAAAAGAGTCAACATCAAAACCTATAATGTCGGTTTTGTAATCGGGAAGAGCTTTGAAAAGCAGCTGGCTTCCGGTACAGAATATCAGAAATCTACGGCAACTGGCACGGGCCGTACAGTCAGACCTCATGTCCGCCGTGCTCATTGGCATCATTATTGGGTCGGAGAAGGCCGGACACGCCTGGAAGTCCGCTGGATAGAGCCGACTTTTGTACTACCGGAAGGGAAACGTGAGGTTCCGGTGGCTACCGTAAGACGAGTTTATGGTAAAGGTGCTTGACTTGCCTTGCATTTGGAGGACACCGACATGAAAGTTGTAGAGAGAACCGATAAACACACAATTATAGCAGGAGAAGAACAAAATGATTAACACTATTATTAACAGCATCAATGCCGATATCCTTACAAAAGCAAACGAATCGAATAAGCTCGAAACCGAGCGTATCATTAACGCTTATCAGCAGATGTGGGATAATGGCGATAGCTTTATCGCAAGTGACATGGCTGCACTTTTTGGCGGTGCGCAGCGCAGCGGATTGAATGACGACGAAGAGATGGCAGCAGCCGTCAAGGCCGCAGAAACCGACCTGATTTATAAAGTTATCATCAAGACTTGGTTCAAGGATATGAGTCGCGCAGATGCTGTTGCTATCTGCAACAAACTTTTTGAAAACAGAAATAGTATTCAGATTTTTTCTGCAACACTAACCGCAAATGATGTCGCACGGAATTGGAATGCAGAGCACAGCAGCGAGAAACGCATCTGCATGACAACCCGCGCTGTTGAAGAGGCTTTTGGAAGCATCTAATTCGGGAGGTATCAAACAAAATGAAGACCGGGAAAGCCCACGGTTTCAACCATGGGAGGGTGTCAAGAAAGGAATGTGGCAAGCACGCAGCCGCTCGACAAGAAGCTCTCTGATTTCGGGTTAAAGCGCCCACCGCAATCTTGGCAATATGTCTGCGTCAACATATAAATCTGGAAACCTACAAAATAAAGGAGTTCCACATGAAAGCAAACTATAAAATTGTCGCAAGCAAGCAAAAAATGCTTGAGAAGGAAATTGAGAACTTTGAACCCAACAGCACGATGTCAGTGCTGCTGATGCGCTACAGCATCATGCGGGGGATGCTTCAAGTAAAGCTGAACGACAAAGACGAAAATGGTATCCCGGACATCAGTCCTTCCGATATGGCATACGAGATGACCACTTTCTTTGGCGACGCCGTCAATGCTGCGGCTGATGATTTCACAAATGATGATGAGGACGACAGCACAATAAAATTTGATGGCACCGTTGATGAATTCCGGCAAGAACTTGCCAATCGCGTCTTAATAACACTCAGTTTGGCGTTTGAACATGAATTCATAAATTTTACAGAGCAAACCGGGATTTCCCGCGCACAGTATGAAATTCTTGCGGCTGAATATATTGCTCATGCGGAAGACGATGGCAGCAAAGTATCCGAAATGTTCAAAGGCGACAGCTCTGAAAAGCACAAATCTAAGGGTTGGACTAACACCATGCCCAAAAACAAACGAAGTTAAAAAGCCACTTGCACGAATGTGCGAACCGCCTAAAATAATAATTGCATAACAGATACCATCACTTACCTCCTAACTGAACATTAACAATCTGTCATGCGCTTGTAAGCAGACTCTCTTTTGAGGGCCTGCTTATTTTTTATGTATTGATTAGAAAAATATTTTAGAAAGGATGAAGATTATGACCACAAATACCAAAAACAGCTTTACCAGGTTCGCAGCTGCCGCAAAAGATTGCTTCTATGTGAACTCTTTTCGAGCAGACTTAGTTCAGTGCGACAGGGCCTTGAAAATGGACGGTGAAATGCGCGTCGAAGCGGAATGCTGGATGAACATTTTGGATGCCCTGGACGATAACGACATCAAGATGTATGTCGATAACGAATACCGTCCCGGACTTTTGAACCCGTTCCATAAATGGTAACGTTCCAAAAAAACAAATGAATCAAATGAATCACAACCCATTACTCATGCGGTAGGGCGGCATTGCTGTTCTGCCGTTATTTTTGTTTTTGATGTCGGTTACGTTATCGGGAAAAGCTTCGAGCAGCAAATGCGTTCTGCTAATGCAACCTGTGCCGAAAGCTTTTCCCATTGTGGCAGCAGTCACAGCGTTCGCCCTCATGTGCGCCGCGCTCACTGGCATCATTATTGGGTCGGTGAGGGACGCAACCGCCTAGAAGTTCGCTGGATTGAGCCTACTCTGGTTCTTGCCAACAGCAAAAATGAAGCCGATGTGGCAATCGTAAGAAGCGTGAAAGGAGCATGACAATGCTTAATTCAAATACTAATAAAGCCCTTGAAATCAACTCGAACAAAGCGGTTCTTCTCAGCATCAAAAAGCAATGGCTTGAAAAGATTCTGAGCGGAGAAAAGACCATTGAGGTCCGAAAAACCATGCCGTGGGAAATCAGCTATCCTTTTGTGGTGTTCTGCTACGAGACGAAAGCTGATGTTGGTGCCGGAAAAGTAACTGCTGCATTTGTTTGCCGGGACATCGATACGCTCGACTGTCTGCGTGAACTCCCGGCATATGCTATTGGCACAAAAGCGACCGAAAAGACCGCTCAATTCGTGAAGAACAGCTGCCTTACCGCAAACGAGCTGATTGCATACGGCAATAAGTCTGGCACTCTATATGGTTGGAACGTCTCTGACATCCAATCTCTGGATGTATCCCTGCGAGAGCTTGGCGTTAAGCGAGCACCACAGTCCTGGATGTATCTGCAAGTTCCCAACGACAAGACGTTCTGAACGATGCCTGTTGGGGCTGCATGTGCAAACTCAGCAAAATATCAACCGCACGATAGGAGCAAGTTCGAACGAACGATTCATCGTGCAAACAAAGCAGACTCTCTTTTTTGAGGGCCTGCTATTTTTTTATTTCAGGAGGAAACATCAATGATTCTTTATCACATCATGGCAGATACCGGATACCTGCCGGACGATGTCATCCCGCAGATACCAACGAATCGGATGAAAGGGGAGGACCAGGAAATCCCAAGAATTTGTCTTGGGCACACCCTCGATGACTGCCTGACCAGCATCGGTATCGCGCATTTTGTCTCAAAATTCCTGCTCGCTGAACTGCGGGAGAACAAGAAATATTCTAAGGACATGCCGTTACCGTTCATTGTACGGATGTACAACATCAAGGACGATGACCCGAATCTTTTGACCGAGGAAGAAACGCAGAAATATGTGGCGGATTCCGTCGTAACCAGTGAATGCTGGCTTACAAGATACGAAAAACCCGTCAAAATCCGGAAACTTTGGCTTGTGAGCGGTGAAGTGGTGCTTTGGCCCTATATCGTTGACGGCATTGTATACAATTACCCAATCGTCCGTAACTCAATTTGGGCAGACAGCAAAACCTTGCCGGACCCGGAATTTCAGAATCAACTCATGGATATCACTCAGAAGTGGCTTAACGAAGCCTGAAAAAGAAGCACATCAAAAGCTCTTGTGTATCCTTGCGAATTCCATAATATAAAAGTTGTACGACAGATAACATCTACTTGGCACACTGCGTGCTCGTACAATTCATAATTCTGTTCTCATTCAAGGCAGACTCATCTTCACGATGGGCCTGCCTTTTTTGTTTACAGAAAAAGGAGGAATTCAAAACAAACCACAAATCTCAAATCACAATCTTTCGCTACAAGGAAAAGACACAAAAAAGGAGTCACAAAATGAAAGTCGAAAAGAATAATAACAGCATTTTTCGGAACAAGCATGTCCTGATTGTCGTCGCGGTGATGTGTATTTTTACCATCATCGCCTGCATGGGTTTTATGCTTTCTGTTCCTGCACACGCAGAGGAAAACATAGCTCCCAAAACCGAACCTGTCGCGTTTTCCACTCCCATTGAAACAGTGAATGAACTCGATGAGGCGTTCCCGATGATGGAGACCTCTGAAGAAGCACAGGAGGAAATCACAACTGCTGGGGCTGAGGTTGAATCTTCCGATGCTGCAGAACCGGAACCACAGATTGAGACCGCAGAAGCAGCTATCGAAGAGCCCGAGCCGAAAACTGAAACGATTCCAGATAATCTTGACGACAATGAGCTGGAAATCTACACAGCTCTGCGGTCCGCTGGTCTTTCTAAGGCCGGTACTGCTGCAGTAATGGGCTGCATGACAATGGAGAGTGGTCTTAACGCTTCAGCCGAAAACCCTTCGGATGGCGGCTATGGGCTCCTGCAATGGACTTACAGCCGCAAGACAGACCTTTTCAACTGGTGTTATGGCAATGGCTATGACCCCAACACCGTTACGGGACAGGTAATGTTCTTCGCGTATGAGCTTAACAGCACATACAGCAAAGCCGCCAAATACTCGTATCCGGTGTATGAAACCCTCACTACCAGCGACAGTTTGGAAGATTGCCTTTCGATGTTCTTCTCCCATATGGAAGCGGGAACCAACGTGGCAATCTCTTCCCGCAAAGTCTATGCAGGTGGTCTGACTACGATGGACCTGTACCGCAAACGCTTAACTGCCGCTTACAAGTACTTCTAAAAGGAGAAAGTCGCAATGAAAACAACCGTCTATTTGTCCCGCAAGCTCTTGAACCAGTTAAAGGTAAAAGAAGCTGAAAGCACCAACCTTTTGCTGACCCACAATCTGCACAACATTACCGTCAACGGTAAACGCGTTGGCTGTTCCGGGCACATCCAGAACGTGCTCAACGACAAGTGTGTCTACATTTGTACAGAGAAGAGCTGCTATCAGCCTTTGTCTGACAAAAATCTGATTCGCTATGCCGCCGATATGAAGGATTTCTCCTCCAATGACCTTGGCGTTGTGGGGCGTAACCAGTTCGTGACAGACGATGCACTCGTAGAAAAAATCATCGATATGCTCCATTGAGTGAGCAGAAAGGAAAATACCATGAACATGAATAAGATAATTAACGCCGTTGTTGCATTTCTCGCCGTCTTTTTCCTCTTTGGAATCCTTTTGAACGTCTGTGCCCTGGCACAGAGCTTGAACGTGACCAATATCGTGACTCTGGTTTTGAGCATTTTTGCTCTGAATCAGTGCTGCGGTATTTTGCTCAAAGTCATCAAACCTCAAGAGCAAAAAGCCACAGCCGCTCATCGGAAGGAGAATGCAGCATGAAGAGCTGGAACAGTGCCAAGCATCCGGTTTTTGAAGCCGACCAAATGCCGGTCCCTGTTCATTGGAACCCAATGAACGAGGATTGGAAAGTGCGGCTTACCAAAAGCCAAATTTACAACACCTCTTCTGGATTCAATGCTCAGACGCTCGGTGACATGAAGGAACTGCACGACAAAATTCTCACCTTTGGCGGGGATGAAGTTTGCATGACGATGTTCGATGAAGATGCTTCCAAAATCCTTGAACGCGGCCAATTCTTCTATGGCAGCAACTATATGAGGAAAGGTCAGGATTGCCAGTGCCATTACAATTCTGCACGACTCTGGTATGAGAACAAAGAGCGGTGCTTTATTGCAACGGGGTATGCTCTTTCCGAAGACGGGCTCTGGCGCTGTCATTCCTGGGTCGTTCAGCCAATGGCACGCACCGTTCGCGTGTGGGAAACCACCGTCAAGCGTGTTGCCTATTTCGGCGTGGTTTTGACCAGCGAGGAATGCGAAGACTTTGTCGAGAACAACACATAACAATTGGGGAGGTTACCCAACATGGGTGAACAACTACATTTCAGTATGGATGGTGAGTTCCTCACCGCCATTGCACGTGACTGGTTCTGGAATATGGACAAGCCGTATAAAAAGTGTGAGGAGCTGCTGCTCTCCTGCATGATGGGTGGCAACGAGGAAGAAAAAAGGCATGTTTGCCAGGACATTATCGAAGGCCGGAAAAAACTTGTTGGTGTCAATGAGTTTGAACTTGTCGATGACAATGTTCATGTTCGTTCCCTCGGGCAGAAGGTTGAGGAGCTTCAACGCAAGATGCTGGTCAATCAAATTCGTGAGGATATGATTGCACATCCGCTCAATTATGTTGACCGCTTTGCTATGACTGATAGCTATGAAACGCTCTGCACCAATGCAAAACATCATTATATCGATTGCAGCTATGACGGTATCAAGTGCTTCCTCTATGGAAAAACGGGTTATTCTGATGCATTCAACAACGGTGCATGGCTTTTTACCCACCCAGACCTTGTTGCAGAATTCAATGGCGAACCGCTTCCTGAGCAGGAATCCAACCCGGAATTCTACAAAACCGATTTTTGGACCAAGCTTGCCTCTTGGATTGAAGCAAACATGAAAGGCACATCCGTTGAACGCCGTCAGCGACTGTACAACAGCTATATCAGTGATAGACCCATTCAGCATCAGCTGACCGAATATGGTCTGATTGCTCCCGATGGCACCTGGTATGCCTGCGAGTTTGGCGAGCACGCTGCCCTGGCTGGCCGCATCATCATGCGCAATCGAGAAGTGTTTGGTCTTTCTGACCATGAAGTTCTCAATATGGCGTATGACTGGAGCGGCAAGGGTCTCGATTTCCTATATAAACGCGGTTGGATTGCCATTCGTAATCCTTCGATGGGCAATACATTCCTCGATATGGATGAGACCAAAACCGCAACAAAAGCTCAAGTAAATACCATTTTTGACTATATTTCTAAGTTCAACCGCTATGACATGAATGTTTCCAAGGTCATGGCTGACTAAAAAAGGAGATTTTTATTATGACTTCCAATATGACTATGACCGCTATTTCCATCTGTAATTTTCTGAAACTCATCGTGAAAAGCACGGTTGAGCATTACACCGAGGATTTCAAGCTGGACATAAAGATTTTTAAGCGCTATGCAAAAGAAGCGCAGGAAACTGGAAAGCCCGTATCGATGCTCTGGCTCTGCCGCTCTTGTGGAACGTATCTCTGCCCTGAGGAAGATGCGTACAAGAAAGATACTCCCATGTTCATCACGTTCAAATACTATGATGAGCAGGAAGAGGAAGAAGCCCGGACCATTAAGGCTTTTCTGGTCACCGTGACAGGGATGGAAGGACAAAATCCAGTTGGCTATATCACTCCCATCAACTATGCGGATGAATGTGACCGCATTCGCCGTTACGCAGTACCTGCCGAAAAGGTCGAGCTTGTCTATGATAAAGGTTCCCTTGTCCAGAACAATGGCAACTATACGATTCTGAAGCATCCCAAGCTTGGTACACTTCAGAAAACGAAATTCTTGGCCGATGACCCTGACGCGCTTGATTATGCGCTGCATATGGCTCGCAATGAGAGAAAGGCAGGGTGACAGCCATGAAAACGATGGTTACATTGACTCACGAAGAAGCCCAAAGCTATTTGGCGTACGCTCTGATTTGCGAAACGATGGAAGGAGCCTTTTGGAATTCCGGACGCCGTCGAAGACTATACAGCAAGACGTTTACCGAAGCCGAACAGAGGCAGATTCCCCGCATCAAAGCCACTGCTCACAAATGGTGTTTTGTTACTGGCGTTCCTGAAAAGGTACGCATGAGATACAGCACCTATTTGCTGTGGCAGAAACTCGCGATGTTCTGCGCTGAAATTTAATTTTTCATTACCGCTGCCCATTTGGGTGGCGGTTTTTTGTTGCGGATTTATGCGAACGGCCTATAATCAAAAATGTACGATAGATAACAGTTATCGAAAAGGCACCCTGCCCTTCGCACACTTAACAATGCGCTTTAGGCGAACTTCCCATTTGGGTGGTTCGCCTTTTTGCGTATAAAAGAAAGGAAGTAATCAAAATGAATGAGTACGAAGCAACAATACAAATCAACCCAACCGACGATATCAAGTTCATACTTGAGGAGCCCGGCTGCTATGAGTCTGAAATTGAAATGATGAAGGCCGGTGGCACCTATGATGCGTTTGTCAAGCGTGTCTATGATGCCATCGACTGGTCTCATCTGTTTGAGCGTATTGCTCAGATGGAAAACGAAGCCATCACGGCAGCTATCGACAAATTGTCTGATAGCATGATTTGATTGTTAGGAGGTAAATACTATGTACATTCTCATTAAAAACCAGGAAGGCGAAAACATGAATCTGCTTTCCCAGAACACCGATTTCAACGCCCTGCTGGCAGCCATGAAAGCTGACATTGAGGCAGAGTACGAAAAGGCAACAGGCTCTGCGATTAACCTGGATGAAGATTCCGGCAGCGATTATGAAGTCGGTATCAACGTTGAGGACAGTGCTGCTGAAGGCTTCTGCCTCGCATCCGGGTATATGTACGGCGCAGACAGCAATTTTGACTGGGGTATTTTCAAAGTAAAGTCTCAGAAAAGCAATACCGCAGCAAAACCCTACATTGGCCTGGATATGAACAAGTTCTTTCGGCAGAAAATGCTGCTGATTGACCTCTCGGCAAAAGTGAAGGACCTCGGCTATGACCATCTGGCCGATGAGCTTTGGGGCGCAATCGGTGTCTTCGACGCTGTACAGGATTCAGCTGAAGGAGACGATGTTTTCACTGCTCCGGAAGCGGATGAAGAAACCGGTCTGTTCCTTGACGATTTTTATAACGACGTTCTGGAAAAGATTCTGAACGCCGACAAGAAAAAGGAGGAAAAGTAAGCCATGAGACTCTACATCCAAGGCGAACACGGTAAGCTCCTAACTTTCACCCCGGAAGAAATCAAGGAAAAGCTCGGTATTCCATTCGATATCGCTGCTCTTGGCATCGAGGTAGATGATGGCGACACCACCATCAGGGCTCAGTCATACCCCAAATGGGATTATCAGAACGGGAACCCGCCCATTGACCTCTGTGTCAATGAAATGCAGGTTGGCTCACTGGCTATGCCGACGCCCAACATTCCGGCTCCCGTCATTTATCTTTATGATGAACAGGGGCAGGATGAATTGGATTGGTTTGCATGTACCAGCTTTGCACCCCGTGCATCTGGTGACGAAAGTTCTCACGTCGTCTTCTGTGACATGAGTTTTGGCAATGCGTTTGCGACCACAGACGTTTTTGTGAATTCGCGCACGGGAATTCCTTTCGTGCAGTGTTCCACTGAGAATCAACTTTCTGATTTCAGGAAAGCTGATTCCCGTCAATAACCCACGACTAAAGTCGCGGGCTTGCGTCAGTAAGCCTACACTTTAGAAGTGCCCGAAAGGGTGTGTTGACTACCCTATGCGCATTAAGTTGCGCCCCGTTATAAGCGAATAGATAGTTACCGTGTGGCGTCAATCCTAACTGTACGCTCTAAGGCAACACATCAAAGAAATCTGAGGTAAAGACAACAGGTGTGGCTGCATTAAACCGCTTATAACTTTGGGGAAGGATTAGCTTTTTCGGAAGTAACTCCTCTTCGGAGGAGAGGACAGCTTATCATTAGCTGTCACACAAATAGAAAGGAGCATGGTATCATGCAATATGTGTATGTGCTTAACAAACACGGCGAACCTTTGATGCCGTGCTCTCCACGCAAGGCTCGCTTATTGTTAAAGCAGAAGAAAGCATGCGTTGTAAAACGCACACCGTTTACAATCAAGCTCCTGTATGGAAGTACAGGATACAAACAACCTATTACTTTGGGCGTAGATGCAGGCAGCAAACATATTGGCATATCTGCTGCCACTGAAAAGTACGAACTCTATTGCGAAGAGGCAACTCCACGCAATGATGTGGTTGATTTGCTTTCTGCACGCCGTGCTTTCAGACGCAGCAGGCGAAACCGCAAAACCCGTTACCGTGCGCCGCGTTTCAACAACAGAGTGCATAGCAAGCATAAGGGCTGGTTAGCGCCATCAGTGGAGGTCAAGATTCAAGAACACATTACGCTTATCAAGCGAGTATGTCGTATTTTGCCTGTTACGTTCGTCAGAGTAGAAACAGCAGAGTTTGACACACAACGTCTAAAAGCAATGCTGGAAGGTAAACCTCTGCCGGTAGGCACAGATTACCAGCTTGGTGAGATGTACGATGAGTACAATGTACGCCAGTATGTGTTAAAGCGTGACAATTATACGTGCCAATGCTGCGGTGCGCATCCAACAAAAACAAAAGCTGTAAAGCTGCATGTGCATCATATCGAGACCCGTAGAACAGGTGGCAATGCTCCCAATAACCTGATTACGCTTTGCACAGCTTGCCATAAAGCTCTACACGCTGGAAAAGTAACACTTGACGGCAAAAAACGTGGCAGGTCTCTCAAAGATGCAGCTTTTATGGGGGTTATGCGTAAGACACTTATGGAACGCTTGCTTAAAGAGCTGAAGATTCCGGTACAAGGGACTTATGGCTACATAACCAAGTACTTGCGTGAGAAGCATAGTATTCCTAAAAGTCACACCAACGATGCACGCTGCATTAGCAAGAACCCATTGGCCATACCTTGCGATACTTGCTACTACACGAAGGCTATACGCCACCATAACAGACAGCTGCACAAAGCAACTATCCTAAAAGGTGGTATACGCAAGGCTAATCAAGCTCCGTACACCGTAAAGGGTTATCGTCTTTGGGACAAAGTATCCTATAATGGCTCAGAATGCTTTATCACAGGCAGACGAACTTCTGGATACTTCGCTCTTAAAAAATTGGACGGTACTGTTGTTTCTAATAGCGCGTCCTACAAAAAAATGCGGCTACTAGAAGTCGCAACAAATTATATTACAGAAAGAAGGTGAAGGAACAATTCCTCCCATGACTGAAGTCACGGGTATCCTTGCCCAGCTCAATGAATAATATCTGACTCGTATCTTTGCGGTCGCTCCTTTTGGAGCGGCCGCTTTTTGTTTTTAGTTTTCTTGCGCAAATGTGCGAGTCTCATAAAATGAAAATTAGGGAGGTGCTGTTTTGAAAATTCAGAGAATCATGCCTGCAACTACTCATTCCATGAAAGACGCGTTACCGCTTGGGACTATCCTGACGGTGAAAAATGTTGCAGACCAGAAATATATTGTGGTCGGCTATGACACAAGTTCTGTTCCGCACAACTACTATGCGGTTCCCTGGCCGCAAGGGTACATGGGTGAAGAAAATATGTACCTGGTAGGATTTGATGATATTGCGAAAGTTCTGTGTCGCGGCGGAATCAATGAGGAATCCAGAGTTTTCTTGCAGGCACTGGATGATGTGTTGAACGGGAGGTGACACGGTGACGGTAAAAGAGCTGAAGCATATGCTTGAGAACGCGGACGACGATGCTGTCGTCGTTGTGCGAAATAACTGGGCTCCGGCGGAATTCCTGAATACCTCTGCTCGGAAGATGGTGCTTGTGAAAGCAAATGGCAAGCTCATGACGCCGAAATGGGCCGAGGCGAGCGGGTATATCTGCGAAGGGCCTGCTATGTCGGCAATTTTATTCGATTGAGGTGAGAAAAATCATGCCCGATAAAAAAGTGGCCACGCAGGCATCTGATGGACCCTGGGAACGCGAAACCATCATCACATTCAATGATGCAGAGAAGAAAGCATCCTACTACACCTGCAACAAAGCTCGTATGGAACAGCTAAAAGAGCTTGCCAAAGAATACCCTGATGCTGTTAAAATCACGCGGGATGAGGACTGGTGTATGGAGGCAGATATGCCCAAGAAATGGGTCAAAATCAAGCCGCCTCGCAAACTGACCGAAGAGCAATATGCGGAACTGGTCAGACGCGGCAAAGAACTTGCAGAACGGCAGCGGCAGCTAAAAAACGAAACGAAGAAATAAACCGGCTTCATATGCCGGAAGAGGAGAATATAAAATGTACAATTCTTACAGCGCATTGAATCTTTTGGGCGGTATGCTCTATACGATGATTCTTCTGGTGATAGCGTATTTTGTGCTCAAAATCGTCGCCAATTGGAAAATTTTTGAGAAGGCCGGGCAGCCTGGCTGGGCATCCATCGTCCCGTTCTACAGCAACTACATCGAATTCAACATTTACTGGGGGAACGGCTGGTTGTTTCTGATTCCGGTCGTGCTGAGCCTTTTGTCTGGCATTCCGCTGCTCGGCAATCTGTTCCTGGTTGTTGCTCTCATCATCGGTGCTATTACCAACTACAAGAAAGCTGTTGCGTTCGGTGAAGGTATTGGTTTCACGATTGGTCTTTGCCTTCTGAATCCGGTGTTCAACATGATTCTTGCTTTCGGCCATTATGAGTATCACGGTATCCCGCAGGATGGCTATTCCTATTCTCAGCTCAAGACCAAATATGAGAAAAAGAAAGCCGAACAGCAGAACAACCCCAGTACTGTTCAGTACCAGGCTCCCGAAACTCCCAAAGAGCCGAGCCAGAATGTTCAGTATCAGACTCCGAATGCTCCTGCTGAAGTCAAGACCCCGCCGACTCAGCAGAATCAAAATCAGGACAATGGCTGATATTATCTGGGTCGTTGTGTTTCTCTGCGTTCTCATCGCGTCCTGCTTTGGAATGTACTATTTCCAGGGTGAGAACAAACAAAAATTTGTGTTTTGCTTTTTGCTGGTAGCATTATCTTTTGGAGTTCTTGCGTTTCGGCTTCTGGATATTGCATATACGGTGATTAACGCAGCAATCAAAGCCGCATAATGACCTTTTTTGCGATTCTCAAACTGTTCTTTTGGCAGACCTTCCAATCGAGGGCCTGCCTTTTTTATTGTCGTCAGGAGGAAAAAACTATGAAAATCCGATTCTATACAACCAACAAGGAAGCTATTGTATTTGACCTTGAGGATATTTTGAAGCAGCTCAACATTAAAGAGCAAGTAGCCACTGTCGGCCTTGTCGTTGAAAAAGACGAGGCAGAGGTTGAGGCAATCACTCAGACGATACAAGACGATTATCCGAACATGTACCTTCAGGCAAAAGAATACGGGCGAAATCTGACCTTGGCTTGTGCGGAGCTTCCGAACCCTACTAACCCGGATATTGTAACCTACCTCTATGCGGGCGATGATGCTACGGAAACTGACAGTTGGATTGCGAAAGTGAACAACACAATTCGTGCGCAAGGGGATAACAGTGAACGGCTCATCCATATTGACTCGAATCTCGCTGCCGTGGTAGAAGCAAACGAAACGGAACAAGGATACTATGCTTCCACCGTGTCGCAGCATGACAAGGCCACGAACGAAATGCTGAGTTTTCGACAGATTGCAGAGTCGTTGGAAGCTGTTGGGGATAACTACAAGTACCAGAGTACAAACAATATTCTGACTTCAAGAACCAAAGCGGAAAGGAACTACATTGTCCGGCTTATCAAGATGTATTGCGACGATACCAAATACCTTTCCGGTGCTATGCCGCAAAGTGAGTACCCATTCTGTGTCCAGAACGTTGACGCTCTGAACCAGCGTGATGCGCAGTGGTCCGAAATCAAAGAGTATCTTGCACAGGACGAGAATCACAACAAGCTGGATGTGATTCTTGGCTTCGTTCCGGATGCGGAGAGCGACAAGACTCTAATTCTGCACAGCATTGAAGAAAAAGGGAAGGCCATGTCTGATTCTGAAATCGAAAAAGCATATAATTTGCTGTTTGGTGACTGTAGCAATGAATGAATAATCTTGCGCTTTCGTGCGAGACCCGTATAATTTAGCTTGTACGATAGATACCATCTACTAAGCACACTGTGTGCTCGTACAATTCACACTTCGCTTTAAGGCGGACTTCCCACACCGGGAGGTTCGCCTTTTTGCGTACAAGAAAAAAGGAGTGTTATAATGGATAACGTATGGACAAATCTTGGCAACCGACTCGAAACTGCTTGGAAAAGACCAACAAGGCCCAACTCTAAACGCCCGAAAGACGGTGAAATCATCGACGAAGAGAAATCGGTGCGCTGGAACAGGGAAGAGGCCGTTCGCCGACAGAAAGCCTGGGATGCGGAATGCTCTCGGCTGAAGAAGGCGCAGAATGCAGAAATTGAACACATCTCGGAAGCTATCGAACTTCAAATTCAGGAAGACATCAAAGCCGAAACGAAACGCAGCATTTCCAAAAAGGCTGCAACCATTCTCTGGCAAAAAGCCTACGACCGTGGCCACTCCTATGGTTTCGCTGACATCTACTGTGCCATCGAAGACTACGAGGAGCTGGTTGTTGCCGTATTCACAAACGCTCGTTGAAAGAAAGGAAAATACCATGAAGCTGAATGAATACCTCGCTAAAAATGCCGTCAAGCTGATGATTAAGGGCTCTGGAGAAAAGAATCCTACGCGCCAGACCAATGACCTCGGCATGTACGATTATGTTGAGAACCTTGAAAGCGTCCTCGGCAAAATGGTCTGGATTTGCGATTATCGCGCAAATGCGGACCCGACCAAAAAGCCGATTCGTAACATCAAACCTACCCCGGTTGTTGTAACGGACGCAAAAGAAACGAGCAAAACCATCTATTATTCTCCGGTCTATTTTCGGCCGGTAAATCGGGGTAAGATTTCTTCAACCGTCATTGCCCCATTGGACAACACCGGGTATCGCTGCTGCTCCGGCACTTCCGTCAACATCTTCTACACGAAAGAAGAGTGCGTGAAGTGCTATCGGGAGCAGGTTCGACAGGCAAACGAGATTTATGAGAAAGAGAAGGCTCGCATCATCAAAGAGTTCGACGCTCGCATGCAGATTCTCAATGATTCTCTCACGCCGTTCAACGATGTCCCGCAGAGCGACTACACCGTTGTTGCAAAAATGGATGTTACGAACGATTCTCTCGGATACAATGAGAAAAATCGGCATTTTTATCTCGAGACGACCCGAACCATGATTCCGACTCGCTATACCATCGAAATGCTCAAGATGCAGGCACTGATTGGCCTGGTGGATGAACTCCGTGCAAACACCACCTGGCAAAAGGGCATCCCTTTCCGTATCCTTATCAGAACAACAGTTTTCGTGGATGGTATTGAAGATGTCAGCCAGGCCACAACGGAATCTCAAACCATTACCCTTTGATGAACCATGAAGAGCGCACGCCCCGTCTATAGCCGTAAGGCTTAGGTGGGGAGGTTCACAAAAAAACAAAACAATACATATGTGAGGTAAAATGTTATGTCTAACAACATGTCTATTTCTTCCATCAAGGAATATTATAATAATCTCTGCACCAAAGCCAAAGAATGGAGTGCCGCCTACTATGAGCAGGATGCTCCGGTTGTAACGGATGAGGAATACGATTCCGTGATGCACGAGATTCGTGATATCGAAGCGGCACATCCTGAGTTCGTGACCGCTGACAGCCCTACACAGGTTGTTGGCGGCAAGCGTGTTCTCGGTATTCCGGTTGAACACCGTGTACCGATGCTTTCTCTGCTTGATGTGTTTTCCGATGATGAGGTTCGCAGCTTTGTGGATTCGGTGAAAGCTGAATACTCCGATGTGACCTTCTCTGTGGAGCGCAAAATCGACGGTCTGAGCTTGTCTCTTGTCTACGAACGTTCTGACGATGGTCTTGCCTATCTGACCCAAGCTTCGACGCGCGGTGACGGCCATGTCGGTGAGGATGTGACCGCCAATGTCGCAGCCCTCACTTGCCTGCCTCGCAGCATCGAGCTGCCCAAGGGTATCGGCAAAATCGAACTCCGTGGCGAGTGCTATATGTCGGAAAAGGACTTTGAAGCAGCCAATGCAAAGCAGGCGGAAGCAGGGAAGAAGCTCTTTGCGAATCCCCGCAACTGCGCTGCTGGCTCTCTGCGTCAGGCTGACCCGTCTATTGCACGGGAACGCAATCTGCAGGTGTTCGTTTTCAATGTTCAGAGCGTCAACAATGGTGATGCAGCACAGTTCAGCCCGTATCATTGTGACCAGCTGAACTATCTGCGTGACATCTGCGGTTTTAAGACCACCTATTACGCTCATTGCAATGACATTGATAGCATCTTGGCAGCCATTCACGACATTGAGGAAAAACGCTATGATATCGATTACCCGATTGACGGCGCAGTCATCAAAGTCGATGAACTGAGCATTCGCCAGAAGATGGGCGAACGCACCAAAACCCCGAAATGGGCTATTGCATACAAGTATCCCGCAGAGGAAAAGGGAACTGTCTTGCGCAACATCCAGCTGCAGACGGGTCGTACCGGCCGCGTCACTCCTGTTGCTGTCTTTGACCCTATCCAGCTTGCTGGTACTCGTGTGGAGCGTGCAACGCTCAACAACGCCAACTTCATCAAGACTTTGGATATCCGTATCGGTGACACGATTGTCCTGCACAAATCCGGTGACATCATCCCGAAAATCACGATGGTAGAGCTGGAAAAGCGCCCGACAGACGCTGTGCCTTATGACATGGCGAAGCAGGTCTGCCCCGTTTGCGGTGCGCCTATCGCACCGGTCAACGGTTCTGTGGACCTCTACTGCACCAATGACGCTTGCCCGGCAAAGACCGTGAATCGTGTCATTCACTTTGCCTCGAAACCCTGCATGGACATCAAGGGACTTGGTCCTCAGATGATTCAGGACTTGGTTGACAGCCGGTTCATTGAGAACCCCGTTGACCTGTACTGGCTCTATGAGGAGGAAGGTGAACTGACCAACATGTATGGCGCGAAGATTGCCAAGAAGGTTCTTGCTGCCATCGAAAAGTCCAAGGAGCAGAATGCCGACCGCGTCCTCAAGGGCCTTGGCTACCGTCTCATCGGCGGTCATGTTGCTCGTGCGCTATTTACTCAATGCAAGGCTACGAACGGCAACCTTCTGACACTGTCCACACTCAATGTAGATACCATCAAGGAGTGCAACATTCCTGGTTTCTCTGACGCTATCTATGCTGCGCTCGATGCGATGCTTTCCAGCGCTGAGTTCAAGCAGGAAGTCAATACCTTGCATGATGCCGGTGTCAATCTTGACTACCATACTCCGGTAGGTGCCAATGATGAGTCTGCACCGCTCGCTGGCAAGACATTCGTTATTACCGGTACACTGCCTTCCATGAGCCGCGATGAAGCCAAGACTTATATCGAAGCGCATGGCGGCAAAGTCTCCGGAAGTGTCTCCAAGAAGACGAGCTATCTCGTTGCCGGTGAAGCTGCCGGTTCCAAGCTGGATAAGGCAAATTCGCTGGGCGTGCCCGTTCTGAGTGAGGACGACCTCAAGGCCATGTGCCAGTAAGGAGGTCTTGTGGTATGTATGACTTCGACCGCATCGTAAAAGCTGCGGAGTCCTGTGACTTTCACGACGCATTTGCCTCTGACATTAAACGCTGCGAAAATGCTCTTGGCATGGGTGGTCTTATGGGAATCAATGCCGAATGTTGGCTTGATGTCTTGAGCGCCATGCCGGATACCGAAATTGCAGAGTATGTCCACACTAAGTATAAGCCCGGTCTCTTGAATCCGTTTAAGGGAACGTCCTTGTACATCAAATCTTAACCTCTTGCCGCTTGCCCTTCACAGGGTGAGCGGCTTTTGCTAATATGTGCGAATCGCGTACACTAAAATAATAGAAAGAAGGCATCAATAATGAAATCACATGAAGCTCCTGTTACCGAAAGCATGCAGCAATGTATCGACTATATCAAGCAGAATGAAGATGAAATCGCAGAATATGTGAATTCGCTTTTTCTTGCTCAGAAGGATGTAATTAGAGAGCAGCTTTTGGAGAGTTTGGCAGCAATGCTGAACCCCATTCCCACTCATTATGAATGGCGCAGCAATGATTGCCCGTATGATTATTCTGGTGAATTGTACGAAGATGGAAAGGTATCTTTGGAGCAGACTGTTAGTGAATTTCTCGAGAGCGAATATACTGGTGCAAGCCGCGCAACCTATGTATCTCACTATGGTCTATCATATAACACATATGGGGATAGTCTCTCGGACGACACCCTTGAGATTGGCTGCTCCATTATGACCGATGGAATTAAAGATTTCGTACAGAGGAATGCAGGGATTCCGTGTGAACGATTCTCCCGTGAAGAATTTTTCGACATCAAAACCGAATGTAACGAATTTGACCCGATATACGACGAATGCCGCGCCAGCGATTTCTTTTGGGCTACTGCCGCTGTAGAATTTGCAGGCATTGACAAAATGACTTTGAAAGAAGTTCTCGCCGCAGTATAAATTGTCACGAAAGCCGTTCACCGTTTGGTGGACGGCTTTTTCTTTTTGACATTTTTTGCGATGTCCCGATAATAGTGGAAACACCCAAAACAACGTGGAAACGTGACGATGCCTTGGCTAGTATCACCTCAAACTATACGGTGAAAGCAAATCTGACTCCAGGTGATTGGAGTGGTACAGTATCTTTTGTTTGCTCTGTATCGGAGAACTAAACACAATGTTGCACGACTTTGCACGATGTTGTAACATTCTAAAAAGCCACTAACACGCGTGCAAACTTTTTTCAAAAAAGTTTATACAGCTTCTTGACGGCGTGTGCGACACCCATAAAATAGATAATGTAACAGAGATATCATTGATTTGCCATAGTTCATATACCTCCTGGAAGAAGGACAGATGCCCATATTGGGTTTCTGTCCTTTTTCTTTTTGAGGATTCCCGCAGATTTTCTGCGTTTTATATAGATTTATCCCACGGAATGTGGACTTCTGACAGCCGAAGCAATGGCTGATTACATAGATGTTCCTGCACGCGAACGCCGCGTTAAGAGCGTATTTATATATACCGTATAACAATTACAAACCTTCAAGGAGGACATTACCATGATTCGAAACATAATTTAGCGAGTAGACACCATCATTAGCAACCACGAAGCCAAAGCTATGCAATATGCAGTTAGCTATGGTTCATTCGTTCACGGTCTAATTAAGACCTAGCTGAGCAAAGATGGTGTGATACTCGCGCTCCTGCTGGAGCAAGTGAAACTGACCGATGCCGCGAAATTTCTGCTGCTTTTGGTAGTAGTATCAATCGCTGGCGCATTTCTTGTCAAGAAAGTCTTCAAAAACTACAGCCACGTCAAAGGATTGGCAGAAGATTTTCTGAAAGCAACTGATGTTTTCGGGGCTATCAAAGAGGCAATTGCTGACATTGCCGATAGCTCATGCAAAACAGACAACAAAAAAGAATAATTACATCCCCATATATGGGGCTCACATTGCTGTGGAGATAAATTCGAGAGCAGCACGGCAGCCCCACGTTACGGGGTTATATTATGGCTAAGAAGAATAATGTTAAGTTCAATGTAGGTATCACTAATAAGTATTTTGACGCTGTTTCGCGTCAGAACCTACCTATGTGCGCCGCTGCAGATGAAACGATTGACAACGGTTTTTCCAACGCTATCGGCCTCATCAGCATGCTGGTCGCTATCGTTAAAGGACATGACAAAAACCTAATCGGCATGGTTGTTGCCGACTGGGGTAAAGGCATGTCCAAGGAGAAGGTTCCGGAATGCCTGCAGTTCGGTAACGACCATACCAATGAAGGCCCACTGTGCATCCACGGCGTTGGCTTGAACAACTTCATCCTTGTTGCTACCCGCAACAAGTATCCCTGGTTCATCGCATCCAAGGAGCCTGGCGAGAGCACCTATCATCGCGTTGACGGCCCATTCGCCACGACCATGACGATGTCTGAGCAGGAAGAGATTCCTATGGAAGATATCGTTATGCGTGAGCAGTTCAAGGCTCTTGGCGCACCGTCCACCATCATTTATGTGGAGATGGACAAGGCCACCGCCAGCACCATGCTGACCAAGAACGGCAGCTGCGCTGAGAGCAGGGTCACCAGCCTGAATGTACTGCGTACCTGCCTGGCTGAGCACTTTGGTGTCATGTACCGCAACTACCTGGCACCTGATGCCACCGGCGTCGCTCCCGCCCGTATCCTGATTCCCGACTACCGTATGGCAAATGGTAAGGTTTGCGATGTTCTCGTCAAACCTATTTTCCAGCCGTACAAGGAGAAGCGGCAGGATAAGCGTTTCGTTGTGGAGTACGAGGAATATGAAATCCCTATCAAGGTCGAATGTGGCCTGCTCGATTTCGAGGCAACTCGGGGTATGGTTACTGGCGGTTACGATTTGAAGCGTTTCTACCAGTACAACATGCCCACTCAGGGCTTGGATATTCAGCTCGGTGACCGCGTTATTTCTACGGCTCAGTTCGATACCATCTGGGATAGGGCTCGTCACCCGTCCTTTAACGCCTTTACCGGCGTTGTGGCTGTCGATATCACTGGCCTGCCGCGCGGATTCCTGAACACCCTTGCCAACAAGTCCAATATCGACTTGAGTGACAAGGGATGGCGCAAGATTTTCGACGCTATCGCAGAGAACGTGAAGCCTCTCGATAGCGAACCGTTTACCCTTGAAAAGTATGCGCAGGAATTTGCCAATCGGTTGGTTACTGACACCGGGAACGAAGTTGAACTCCAGTTCCCTCTGTACGCAAACCGGACCCGGATTGACGTTCTGGAGCACATCGATGAGTCCCATTGCAAGATTTACGACTTCATGAGCGGTGTTGCTACTTTGAACTCTGTAACTGAGCTGCGGACTCATTGGGATGGCATGGTTGCACAGGGCATTCAGCCTGTTTCGGCTGTGATGTTCTGCAACAAGCGCGGTCCTATGCTCAAACATACCTGCGACGAGATGAACACTCTCGTGCAGGCTATGAATGACGAGGACTTCTACATGACCCTCGAAGCTGCTGGTGGTGATGCATCTAAGATGCCGCACTACAACTTCGATGTTATTCTTGACCAGAATATCCCCGTGAAGAAATAACATCACTTGCCGTCATCCGAAAGGGTGGCGGCTTTTTTTGTTGAGCCATTGCTTAAACATCGAGATTCCTCATGTGGGGTGTAGCGTTTTGTACCGATATATGCTATAATAACGCAAAAAGGGAGGGACCAACATGGCAGAAAATAATAACAACGGTGGCAAAAACACTAATATCATCACCAAAATTAACGATACCATTTCCAAAGTCCTGGGCGATTTCCCGCCCGTTGTTCAGACAATCGCAAAAATCGTTGTCTTCGGTGGGCTCATCCTGCTTATCGCCAAAGCCATCGGCTATATTTTCCCGGTTATTGTGAACGTTCTTTTCAACCTCTTAGTCAAAATCGTTGGCTTCTGCATTCTGGCAGCCTTTCTTTACGGCTGCTGGTACGAGGTAAAACTGCAAATGACTCGCGATGAAAACTCCTTCCTGCTGAATGAACGACTCAAGTATCAGAAAAAAGAGTATGAGGAGCGCGAACGCAGGAGACAAGAGAGAGACAACAGACGCTAAAATACTACAACACACAAGCTGTCCAGCTTCGGCTGGGCAGCTTTTTTTGTTTTCCTATTGCAGGTTCTTGCGAATCGTATACCATAAAAAGTATGAAAGGAGTTTATCATGAAAACACTTGAATCCTTTTTTAGCAGAACTGCACAGTTTGGCTTGCTCATTTATCTGACCGGCTGCTTTGGGCTGCTGGCTTTTTTAGCAGCTGCGGTTGCAAAATGGATTAAACTCATTGACGTAATTCAATATATTGCCTTTGCTTTTGGACTCGGATTTCTCGCTTTGTTTATCGGCGTGGTAGGTCTCTCGCTCATTGGTATAGGGCAAAACCACAAGCACAAGGAGGTCAAAGACGCATGACTAAAAAAATTATCAATGTTACCGCAGCAACAATGGCGCTCACTATGATGCTTTCTGGCTGTGCCACATCTGTGGTTCAGGAACGGAAAGACCAGGCGGCCGCAGCGGCAAGTGCCGAAGCAGCACAGGCTGCCGTCACAGCAACGCCGGAACCGACAGCAGAACCGACCCCGGAACCCATCAATGCCTGGTCTTTGCTGTCGAATCTCCCGGATTTCACGCCCGGCACGCTGGACAATCCTGACACTACCTGGCCGGACGGTATTCCGATGGGGCAGAGTCCTTTGTCTTACGATGACGGCAGCAAGTTCTATTCGCTGCGCAGCGTTGATACCGGCAAGACACTGGATATCACGGACGTTGCATTACAGGATGTACGGGATTTGCCTGTAAAGGGATATCTGAAATTGAACGAACTTGAAAACGGTGATACAGTCATTGGCGAAATCAATGCAGAATCCACAGGCGAAGGCGTAGAAAAGGAAATCAGTGATTTTTCCATTCACACTGCCAGCAAGGATGACGGCTGTGACTATTATCCGATTGGGTATAACGGCGGGTCCTTGACCTTGATGCTGGACGGTCGTGCAGCCAATGACGACGGTATCGATATTGGTGATGCGTTCCTTGACGGTCTCTATTATTCGTCTGTCACCCCGGATAAACTCGAAGGTTATCCGACCGACGGAGAGCCGGAGGAACAGTTCAACTTCCTGTATGGTTTGTTTGGCAATCCGTCCGGTCTCTACTGGACAAACAACGATTCTGTCGCTTTCAATTCCAGCAAGCAGTATCGTACCTTTGAAGATTTCCGAGATGCAGATTATGATGTCGAAATTGGCGGCAAGAACTTCTATCTGGTTTGGAACTATGACGGGTATAGTGTTGTTGCGGCGTGCAACGATACCTTTGACAGCGCTGATGTGAAGGGCACTACGATTCAGGATATCTACTTGTTCCCGAACATGACAGAAACCAAGTACCTGGTCGAAAATTCCGGCAGCCTGATTAGCGGTTATCTGGGCTATGGTGAAGCTCCCGTTATCTTGACTGGTACATACGCATCAGTCAACAGTGATTCGACTGTCGAACAGGATACAAGCGCGGAAGAAAACACCGACGCTGAATCTGGTGACAATTCCACGGCGGACGAAAACGCTGAGTCCAGTTCCGATGATAACAGCGGCAGTTCGGAAAATTCCGATTCTTAATTCTAAAAAATAGTTATTGCGTATTCGTGCGAAACGCATACAATGAAAATTGTATGATAGATAACAGCACACATACGCTATAATTTCACAATTCTGAGAAGCAGACTATCCGTTTGGAGGTCTGCTTTTTTTGTTGGAATTTTGCGGTGCTTTGCTGATGTTTATTGTAACAAAACACTACAAGGAGAAAGAAAAATGACCGTAACAAACACTGTAACAGAAACAGAACACTTAACTCCCCTGCGTTCCGCTGTAGAGCACATCAACTGGAATACTTTGTACCAGCAGAAAATGGCTCTCGAAGAAGTCTCTGACATGCTCTATGCCAAGAGAAAAGAGGATGACACGTTTGGCAAGGCTTCCGCCTGGCTCGAAAGCGTCATTGCACTCATGGAACGTTTGGGGGATGCAGCAGAAGAGGAAGGAAAGTTTGATTATCCCGAGCGGGACGAAAACGATGAACATCTGGATAACAGGTTCAATCATGTGTTGAATCAGTACCCGGATGTGGATATCTGACCAGTTCATATCAGGAGGACAATGATGCGGATTAACAGCAGTTGTATGCTTCACAGCACCACGAGTCTCAACGCAAGAGTTCTTCCGCTCATTGGACGGGTCGGAACTCTTGAGCTGTCAAGTGGGCAGCCACTCGTATTCAAAACAACAACACCAAAACAACAAGACGTCCTGCGTACCAGCACAGTAAAAGCTATTGGCTTTGCAGGAAGCAGAATTTTTGTCAAAACCGAAAGAGGAACCCAATACACATTTGAATTCCAATAACACCCAAGCGGCCACTAATCTCATTTTTTATAGATTGGCGGCCGCTTTTATTTTTATCATTTTTTGAAAGGAAGTTTTTAACATGAATTTCATCAATGCCGCCACCAAGAAAGAACGCACCCATGTAGAAGAAATCATCCGGTCTCAGCCTGTTATGTCTTATGAAGGCATAACCGCCACTGAGATTGCTATTTGCGGCAAGCGGAATCTTTTCATGGACGTTTATTGTCCGGATAACGGCGCTGAAAAGCATCCGATTATCATCGATATCCATGGCGGCGGCTTGATTGCTGGCCGAAAAGAACAGAACCGGAACCTGGCAACCTGGTTTGCCAAAGAAGGGTATCTCACCTTTGTTCCGGATTACCGTCTGGTTCCTGAAACCAATGTTTTCGGTCAAGTCACCGATGTCATCAATGCGTTTGCTACTGTAGCTGAACGCGCTGAAGACTTCGGTGGTGACTTGAATCAGGTCTTTGTAGTTGCCGACAGTGCTGGCGCGTTCCTTGCCTGCATGGCAAGTTCTATTCTCCGCTATCCTGCCAAGATGCAGCCGGTAGAGGACGAGCTGGAAGAGAACGTACCCGAGGCAGCCAAGCAGCTCATCATCAATGCGATGGGCCTGCAGAGCGGGATGTACTACATCTACAAAGGCCAGGTCGGGCTTCTCCAGAACTATTACATGGCCAAAGGTTGGAAGAATCACAGCTATGCTGAGTTCATCAAGCCTGAGACCTATTCCAAACTCATCCCCCCGTGCTATATCTGCACCGGGAAAAAGGACTTTCTCAAGAAACAGACTTTCGGATTTAAGAAGTGCCTCGAAAATGAGCGCGTTCACCACGATTACGGGTTTGTTTCCAAGAAGGAAACCGTTCATGCTTTTGCAGCACTGTATCCTGAATCCGAATCAGCAGTCGGTGTAAACCGCGAGATGATTCGGTTCTTCGACAGTTTCAAAAAATAATAAAACCAAAAAAACAAATAACAAGGAGGCATTTCATAATGACTCACAATGAGTTGGTTCATGACCTCTGCACTCAAGATTCGATTGTGGTGCAGAACTTTGCTGAGCTGATGCGGTTTGTGCTCGACGGCAAAGCGGAAGTTATTTACGACGGTTGGATTAACGTCTATGTTCCTATCTGGTTTGATGCAGACAAAGCATTTGGCCTTGATTTGAACTCAGAAGAAAATGCAGATTGGATTAACATGTACATTGACTGGCATCCGGACGATACCATTCATGCCTATGTATCTTACTGCAACAGTTCTACTGACGACCCCGACTTTACTCTTGAAGTCATCATGAGCCCTCACCACCGGGAATTGTTCAATGCGTATTTCAAAGAACAGTTTAAGGCGGTTTATCACATGAGTGTCGAAGAAGCGTGGGCTAAATTCGGCACCGAATAATATAGTGAGGAGATATATCATGGCACGTAAAGAAATCAAAATTTTCATGGACGCCAAGGAAGCTGCCAGTTTCCTGAAAACTATCGATTGGTCCTGGCTGTTCGGCTTTCTCAGTGAGCGCTATAACGTTTCGCTCAGCCCTCACAAAGAGCTGAAAGACAACGGCGCAGCAATCATCAAGGTCGAATGGCCTGATGAACTGATTGAAAAGTGCGGAATGATGGCTGATGTCTTCTCGTCAGTCAAGCTCGTCACGTTCGATTCGTATTTCAAGGAAATCGTGGAATACGATGAAGATAAGTTCAATGAAGAACGTGAAGCATGGTTTACCAATCCGACAAAGACGTTCAGCTATCTCGATTGCGATGGCGTCGTCAAGGAACGGACTCTTGCGCTGAACATCTCCCTTCGCTATACGCTGTATGACGGAGGCTACAATTTCGCAACGCTGCTCTATGCGGTTTATTCCGATGTGAACGGCTGGACTATCCAAATGGAAAAGGAGTAATGGCAATGGTTGAAATGGCATTCAAAGTAAATCCCGGTTCCGAATTCTACAAAAATTATTTTTCGACAAAGGAGGAAAAAGCGCACTTCGTTGAAATTGCGAAGCAATTCTTCGACAAATATTTTCCCGGTGAGAAATTCTCGTATGTCTTGAATGACCGGTTGACGGTCGAATTGACACCAGAGCTGTTCGCCAAATACGAATCTCAGGTCATGAAACGCCGTGACCCTCACGGTTTTGTCATCTTTAAACAGCGTTCGCCCATGAACTGCCTGTGGGAAGATGAGGTCTGTAAGAACGTGAACGGCAAGAAATTCCTTGCCAACCAGTTCTGGTGGGCCGACTTCAACGGTTCTGGCCGCATCACTACGGAGCTGTGGGATGATGAGCAGGGAAATATCTACGGATATTATTCCTGCGAATATGCAACTCGCAGCACCAAGGTTCCAGACACCGTTACGCAGATTAAGCTGAGTGAATATTACGCGGCTTACGAAGCATACACGGAAGCCAAAAAAGCAACTGCTGACGCCGCTGCTACAGCTTGACGCTGCTTGCGATGCCGGTAAAATTGTGAATGTACGATAGATAACATCTGCGCATTTCAGCGCTCGTACAATTCACAAACTGACACATTAGGCAGACTCATCTTCACGATGGGCCTGCTTTTTTTTGTTTGAAAAGGAGTAAAAAGCATGAACACAAAACGAATCAAAGAACTGGCTGCGCTGACCGATGGTGAACTTGCAAGGAAACTTCTCATCCAGGAGTTTGGCAATGACTCTGAAGCCCATTGGGGAAACAACGCACACGATGAACGTGTGATGGTTACTATCAATCCAGACGGAATCGCTCAAAGGACCTGGGAAGCCGACCATTGGGTTCGCCTTGACGAATTCGACAAAGACGGTTTCTATGCCCGTGAGATTTACGAGGGAAAATGGGTCGATGAGCCATTGCCCAAAAACGTCATTGCACGAAATGTCACAATTGCTGCACCGAAACCTATTCAGCAGGAATCCAAAGACACTGAAATTCTTCGAGCGGCACAAGTCCTGTGCAAGCAGCTGACCGGAGATGACACCTTTGGATGGAATCCTGAGCTTCTTGCACAGATTGCGGATTGCACGGCAGCTTTGCTTGCCACCAACGGAATCAGCTCTCATTTTCCGAGCGCCAATACTGAACCCATCTGCTCTTGGGAAAAGCCGGTCGTCGAATATCAGCGTCCGGATTACGCCCTGGAGTATGGTACTAACTACTAAAACGAGGAGGATATCATGGCAAAAAACTATTTTGGTGTCGTTCTGACCACCAAGGAACACGATAAATATCGTCTTGTAGTATACCGCTACAAGGACCCTGGCATCCTTAATACCTGCCCGATGTGTCAGCTGCTTCGGGCCATTCACAAATTCCAGCAGGAATACGCTGAAATTCACCGCGAACATTGCAGCCGTATCCCGCCTCGCAAGTGGTACGAGCTTGGCAGAGTAATGCCGAGTATCGTTCTGCGGAAATACGGCCTGGAAAAGCATTACGAGATGTCATTTGAGCCGAGTCGCGTGCCTCCAGCTTCTGCGCTGAAGCTCATCCATGGTGCGACCGCTTCTAACTGGAAGCAGTACATCTGGTACGTTGATGGTGATGTGACGATGCTTGGCTAAAGACCATTGCACATTCGTGCGAGACTCATACAATTAGAATTGTACGATAGATACCAGCAATTGAAAAGGTGCTTTGCCTTTCGTACAATTCACATTTCGCTTGAAGGCGGACTTCCAATATCTGGAGGCCCGCCTTTTTGCGTACTTACAAAAAAAGGAGTGTAAATTATGTTTATCATCACAAAAACTTTTACCGATGACGAGGGCCATCTTTTCACAAAGGTAAATCCAAAGCAGTATTCCACTCCCGGAGAAGCATACGATGCTATGCGTGAGGATTACCTCAACGAGCTCAAAAGCCGAGGTCTTGAGGACAACGGCGGTTCCAATGAAGATGGCGAATCCTGCCCTGGCGGATACATCATCAGCGATGAGGCTCAAATCTACGATTTTGCCCAATACACCCCGTATGAACAGCTTCTTCCTGCTGTTTTGTTCGGAGTCCATCGGATTGGTTAAGGAGAATCGCAATGGCTAAGAAAAGTGCAAGAAAAGAAATCGCAAAAATCAACCTGAAACAAGCTGCGCTCGAAGGTCTTTCCTACGAGAGAGCCTGTGAAACTGCCAAGCGTGCAGGGAAACCCTCTTATCGCTTCACGGTCGGCGACAAAGTACAGGTTGGTCACCTTCTAAACTGCGTTGTTGACGAGGCTCTGGAAGGCGGGTACATGTATCTTATCCGCAGTGGTGCAAATTGTGACGACTATTCCTGCTGGGCCTGGACAAGTGTTCGCCCACTGGATAATGGCAATAGCACGCATTTTGCCAAGCGCAATTCTGCACTGTCCCGCCTGCACTACTCAAACCGCAGCATGTACTCTCTGCTCAGCTTCCAATACCTGTTCGGCGTTGATTTCAACCCTGATTATCAGCGTGGTTCTGTTTGGAATGAGGAGGACAGGGAAAAGCTGCTGGACAGCATCTTCGCAGGACGCGAAATTGGTCGTTTCGTCTTCAAGCAGTTGCCATTTATTCGCGCAAACGACGATGGCAACTACTACGAAATCGTTGATGGCAAGCAGCGTATGTTGACCTTGCTTGCTTTTTACGAAAACCGATTCCCGTACAAAGGTGTATTTTACAACGACCTTTCCGTTCTGGATAAAAACTGGTTCATGGATGCTTCCATTGGTGTTGCTGAACTTGACCAGAATGCGACCCGTGCGGAGGTCCTGGAAGTATTTCTCGCTCTGAACGAAGGCGGTAAGCCTGTCGCAAAGGAAGTCCTCGACCATGCACGCGAATTGCTGAACGAAGAGAAGGGAGAAGGATTATGATTCCTATGTTCAAGCAAAATGTCGGTATGACCGAAATTTATAAAAACTAGCCGGGAAAACCCACGACTTCAGTCGTGGGATGAAAGGCGTCAAGTAAAATAAATAGCTGCTGTCTATCTTTGGATAGGCAGCTTTTTTGTTTGCCTATGCTTGCGAATTGCGTACCATGGATAGTAGAGTCCAACTGAAAGGAGGCTGCTATCTATGCGTCTGGTTGTTAAAACTTACAAGTATAAGCTGTACAACAGTAAAAAGAACAGATACCTGGTGCGCCAGATTGAACTTGCCTCCGAGATTTGGAATTTTTGCATTGCTATGCGGCGCATGTACTATTTGGTCTATGGTAAAACGCTTAAAGCCAATGATTTGAAAAAGTACATTGCTAAAATCTGCAAGCGCCGCAAGTGGGCTCACTGGCATAATCTTGGCAGCCAAGCAATTCAGGATGTGGTGGAGCGCGTTGACCGCGCCTATAAAGCCTATTTTGATAATAAGAAAAAGGCGCATCCTACCAAGAAGTCGCTGCCAAAATTTAAGAAGCGCGAGATGTATAAAAGCTTCACGCTCAAACAGGCAGGCTATAAGTTTGACGGCAAAGGCAGCGTCACCATCAATGGTAAGAAGTATCGCTATTTCGATTCTCGTCCTTTGAAGGGTAAAGTGAAAATCTTAACCGTCAAGCGCGACAATTTAGGTGATATCTACCTCTTTGCCGTCACCCAAGAGGAATGTAATGAAGTTCTTCCACGAGCAGGTAAAGCTGTCGGGATGGATTTCGGCTTAAAGCACTTCCTCAACTTGGATGACGGCAGCGTGATAGATTCGCCTGAATGGTATAAAGCCTCTCTGAAAGAACTGCAACGGATACAAAGACATATTTCACGCTGTAAGCCGGGAAGTAATAACCGTAAGAAAGCAATTAAAGAGTTGGAACGTATCTATCGAAAAATATGTAACCAACGCACCGATTGGTTCTTTAAGGTTGCTTACCAACTGATAGCGGATTACGCTATCATCTGCATTGAAAACTTAAATCTTGCAGGGATGCAAAAACTCTGGGGACGCAAAATCAATGATATAGCGTTTGGTGAGTTTGTCAAAATCTTAGAGTGGACAGCATCCAACTGTGGCACGGAGGTCGTGAAAATTGACCGTTTCGCTCCATCCAGCAAGTGCTGCAGTCGCTGTGGGTACATCTACCCGAAGCTCACACTCAAGCAGCGGCAGTGGGATTGCCCATCTTGCGGCACGCACCACGAAAGAGACGTCAATGCAGCTATCAATATATGCCGTATGGGATTAGTCCAAATGGGCTACCCTGCGTAAAAATACTCTCACGGATGGGGCACCATGCCGTTACCGAGAGGCATAAGACTGGGCCAGCCAGCGGCCTCGTTGAAGTAGAATCCCACGATTTTAATCGTAGGAGTGTGTCAAATAGGTATTGCTGACGAATAAAACTTGACGCGCCTTGCGAACAGCATATCATAGAAATTGTACGATAGATACCAGCAATCGAAAGGGCGTTTTGCCTTTCGTACAATTCACAATTTCGCATGAAGAGCGGACTTCCCACATCGGGAGGTCCGCTCTTTTTGCGTTATAACAACAAAAGGAGTGTATTTTTATGAAAATGACAATCACGGGCCAAATTGATGGCAAATCCGTGCCGATAACTATTCCGATTGAAAAAGTTATCGAAGCTTTCTGGCCTTACGCCACCAAACCTTCTGCTCTCTCTGTTTCCACTGAGCTTGACGCAGACGGCATCAGTGCTAACTTTATGCTCGGCCAGGAAACGAAGGATTCTTATCCCGGTATCTGGCTCACCAGCAAAAACAGCAATACCGGTCGTGCAGGTTTCTGGTTCTGTTTGGAGTTGCCAAACGAAACCAACGACATGGTAAAAGGCTATCTGTACGCTGGAAATGATGAGACGGAGACTGACCAGCCTCTTGCCGTTATTGCTGATGGCGTTCGCAATGAGGACGACGAGTCGAAGCGCGTGCTTTGGGTGGATGAGTCGTTGACTCACGTTGAACCTCTAACCGACAACTATCTGAAACGCCAAGGCGCTGTCACCGAAAAGCAACTCGATGAGTACGACGCTTGAACTGATACCATAAATTTCCCCACCTAACCAAAAATAACAAATAAGGGGTATTTACGAAATTTGGTGGTTTGAATAAAATCACTTAATTTTGTATGTATCACAGGCATTTGGATGTTTGTTGCGCCTATCGATTTTCCCAGTTGATAGCTCCGCACGAGTGGCATTGTCTCGTACAATATCGCTCACAGCAAACACCCAGCCAAGGGAAACACAACCTCCTGCTTCGGCAGGGGAGACTTATCGTAAAGGAGGTGGCGTATATGTCCACTGTATATGTACTTCACAAAGACGGTAAACCTTTGATGCCTACGACTCGCGGTGGACATGTGCGCCATCTGCTTAAAGAGCAAAAGGCGCGAGTTGTAAAAACGAAACCGTTTACCATTCAGTTACTGTATGAGACGGATAATGTGGTGCAGCCTCTCTACTTAGGCATTGACCCCGGCAGAACCAATATCGGTGTTGCAGTTGTTAAAGCAAATGGAACGGCAGTCTTTACTGCACATCTGGAAACGCGTAACAAGGAGATTCCGAAGCTGATGAAAAAGCGTAAGGATTCCCGTCGCGCAAGACGCACAAACGGTAGGCGTAGCCGCCGTCAGCGAAGGGCTAAGGCAAATGGAACCATTTCTAAAAAGTGCGTAAAGCAAACCACTGCTCAAAATGGCAGCGTCAGCAAGCGTGCAAAAGAGATTGGTGTCATCAAGCGCCATCTTCCGGGTTGCGAGAAAGATGTCCTTTGCATCGGCATCAAAAACAAAGAGGCAAAGTTCAATAATCGCACAAGACCGGAAGGCTGGCTCACACCCACCGCAAATCAGTTGCTGCAGACCCACGTCAATTTGGTAAAGAAAATTCAAAAGTTCCTCCCCATCAGTGATGTCGTGCTTGAAGTCAACAAATTTGCGTTTATGCAGTTGGATAATCCTAACATTCAGAAATGGCAGTATCAGCAAGGTCCGCTCTATCAAAAGGCAAACCTTGAAGAAGCCGTCTCTGAAATGCAGGAGCACCATTGCCTGTTTTGCAAAAAGAAGATTGACCATTACCACCATGTAGTGCCGCAACATAAAAACGGCAGCAACACCATTGATAATATTGTTGGTTTGTGTACAAAACATCACGACCTTGTACATAAAGAAACAGCCTGGCAAGAAAAGCTCGCCAAAAAGAAAACAGGGCTCAATAAAAAGTACGGTGCGTTAAGTGTGCTGAATCAAATCATACCGGCACTGACAAAAGGATTGAATTCTCTTTTCCCAAAGCACTTTTTCGTTACGACAGGGAAGAGCACCTACGACTATCGTGCAGCACACGATGTATGTAAAGACCACTGGCTCGATGCCTATTGCATTGCTTGCTCCGTTTTACCTAACGATGTTTGCGATAGCAATATAAACAGCCATGTGCCATACGAATTAAAGCAGTTCCGCCGTCACGATAGAAGAGCACTGCACAAAGAAAATATGAACCGCGTGTACACGCTCAATGGCAAAAAAGTGGCAACAAATCGCCACAAAGCCATTGAGCAGACCACTGATAGTTTGGAAGAGTTCCGTCAACGCCAACCTAATGATGTTTGCAAACTCAAGGTAAAGGAGCATCATCCGGAATATCGAAATCCGAAGCGTAGCTTCCCCGGCTGCGTGTTTCTTGTTGGCAAGCAAACTCATGTGATGCAAGGAACCAGCGGCTCACACAACGGTAAAGCGGATGGATATTACAACACAAATGGCAACTCGTATTCATCTGGTAAATGTAAGTTTGTTGCCAAAAACGAAGGGATTGTTTTTGCATAAATTAGTAGACCACCTATTTCCGTAAGGAATCCTACCAAAAATAATAAATACCCCAAATAAGGAGAGTAAAACTATGTATCTCGAAACTATTGATGAAAAAGCGTTCCGTTCTTTTCTTTCTAATCCTGCTATTTCCGTTCTGGACGGTAACGTTCTGGATAAGTACCACGGCTCGAATTTCTACCGTTTTGTCCGCGTCCCCCTTTCCGATGGCGGTGAGCATCATGTTGACGCCATCTTTGGGAACATGTACAGCACCTATGACCTCGCCTTGAACGCTCACCGCTTTTCTGCAAGCGGCAACCTTGAGTTCATGGCTTATCTCGTGGACTACAAGGACACATACAACGAAAGCTACCAATTCCGGACATTGTTCGGAGGCAGCGTCAGCACCGAGGACGGGTCTTTCCATTCGGCTCGCACCGAGATGGCCAAATCTCTTTACGAGTATCTGGAGAAAACCACGGTGCTCGAACCTGAATATCTTGAGGACCCGGACCGCAACAAGCTGGCCTATGTGAAGGCCGTTGACAAGTATGTCTACGCCGAAGAAGAAGGGAAAATGAAAGAAACGTTTTCTAGATACTTCAAACGCTTCGACGACACTCTCACCGTCGAATTTCTTGCCAACCCGAGCCATTGGGCCGAGAACGTGGTAGCAGAACTCGACAAACGGACAGAGCTGTATGATGGCCTTAATTTCAGCGCCGGAAGCGGCAAAGAATTGATTGCTGTACAGCGTCTTGTCGAGCAGTACATCAAGCAGTTTGAGTCCGACCCGAATTGCTGGGAAAGTGAATACAAGAAGCTTCTGGATGCTGTTTCCGGCTGCAAGAATGTGCGGCTTATTCTCGAGGGGGACGGCAAGCAGCTCAGTGTTCAGTACCCTGTGTCCGACTTGAAGCTGCACCGAGCGGTAATGGATAAACAAATCAGCACTTTCCCGATTTCTCCTATCAAAACTCGGAATGAAGTCCAAAAATTTGTGAACAGCATCTTCCCCAAAGTTGACTACAGCATCCCCATCAAGATGGTTTCCCGCGTCGAAAGCGGCCGCAAGGTTCTTTGGGAGAATCCTTACTTTGAGAAAAACTAATTTCTCACTTGCAACCGTATGCGAGCAGAGTATAATGAAAGCATACGACAGATACCATTTACTTAATTTTTTTAACATTCTGCATTTGAGCAGACGCGTCTTTTTGGCGTGTCTGCTTTTTATTTGCAGACAAGGAGGAAAAAATGGAAATCATAAATCTGACCCCCCCACCCCGTCACCGTGGCGGGCATCACCATCAAGCCTTCCGGCGTGGTCGCTCGTGTTTCTTCGGAAACCGTCGATGTCGGTTCGCTGGATTTCAACGGGACTAAAATCCCGCTGACCACCACGGCCTACGGCGAGGTGCAGGGGCTCCCCGACCAGCGTGACGACACTCTGCTCATCGTGAGCAGCATGGTCGCCGCACGGTGCAAGGAGCGTACCGACGTCTTCATCCCCAATGAGTCTATCCGCGACGCGGAAGGACGCATCATTGGGTGCAAGAGCCTCGGTCGCGTCTGACCGCACCACCCCATAGGCAGCATTTGCCTCCTGAACGATACAGGTACAAAAAAGATGCTCCGGGTTTGCTTGGGCCAAAGGCAACGAGAGTGTGGTTTCCACTACCAAGCCACGTTTCACTCTAGTATTTGGGTAGATTGCAATAATGAGGTTTACCTCAAAAGTCAGGATGTCGGCAATGGGACATTCTGCACCAGCTTGCTGGTTGTAGAAAGAAGCTGCTTTTGCAGTGAGTACTCATTGCTCCAGTATGAGGGGTACGACCGACTCATATAACATCATATCGTGATTCTCGAAAGAAAATTGATGTTGGACCAGTCTCCTGGTGAGTGGAGAAGGCAATGCTTGCCTCCTGGACGATACAGGTATAAAAAGGCATCCGGGTTTGCTGCGGGTAAGCAAACTAGAGCGTGATTTTCACCATCGAATCACAATAGCTCTAATATAAAAGATGGATTGCAATATGAGGGTTACCTCAAAAGTTAGGACTGTCGGCGATGGGACGTCCTACACCAGAACTCTGGTTGTAGAAGGAAGCTGCATTTCACAGTGAGCACTCATCGCGCCTGTGCAAGGGCGACTGAATACCAGCCATACGGCTGCAATAAGGTCACAAGCGTCTTGCATAGCGCCATATCGAAAATACTTTGTCAGAAGTATGGCGCTGACCAACCTCTCGGTGAGAGAGTAGCCTGTCTCAGGGATAACCTGAGAGTAGCGACGGGTGGTTTTTGCCATCAGAATAAATTGTGCTGACACACGATTCGTTCCGATTGAGCCTTGCAGAAATGCGGGGCTCTTTTTTTATTGCCAAAATATGCGATTCGCCTAAAATGAAAGTTGTACGATAGATACCATCTACTTGGCGCGTTTTTTTGCGTTCGTACAATTCATAATTCTGCAAGCAAAGAGCAGACTCACCGTCTTGGTGGGCCTGCCTTTTTTGTTTGCGCAACTATAAAAAGGAGTGTAAAAAAATGTTTATTGGCTACAAAGACGGTTCTATCATTTTCGGTGGAACCACCAACCAACCCCACGATAACCTTGTCATAACGCTTGACGAGATGGAACAGCTGGCCGCATTCTACCAGCATGAGCAGGACAAAACGGCAGTCAAGGAATACCTCAAAACCGCTATTAACATTCTGGGCTCGGCGGAGTTTTCTACAGAGCTCGCCAAGAAGTATCTGTACGACGCCGGGCTGCTCGACCAACTTGTCGAGGAATCGAATCACAGCCAGGAAAATTTCGGCGATAACTTCCTCACATCCATCGCAAAGGGCATCGAGGCGCTGGAAAAGAGGCTCGATGTCAAGGAATGGGAAGGCTTGCCGGAACCCGTTGCCAATCGGATGGCTCACGAGTTCATCGCAGAACGGAATCCTTGCCGTTGGACCGGTTCTGGTGATGCTCCTGACGATGTAGGTTTCGAACCCCTGAACTTTCCGATTGACGACATCTATCCTAAAGGTGATAAGCCAGTGTTGCGTATGCAGCTTATCGGCACAACCTTCCCAAAACTCCATTACGTTTATGAGTGCAGCATCATTGAAAACGGCGTAGACCTCTGGGCTCGCCGGACGCAAGATGCTATGACCGCTGGAAGCATCGAAAGCTTGGCGGACACTATCCTGTATGTGGCTCGCGCATATGAGCTGAGCAAGGGCTTTGAGCGAGTGTATGTTCAGCGCTCGACTCTTGACAAGGAGGAATATGACGGAATCATTGCCGGGTTTCGCTATGGTGCAAACTTCGACAAAAACAGCTTCATTTCTGTCAGTGGCTTTTTCCCGGATGACATCGACATGACTATCACTTGGAAGTGTGATGATGACGGCAAAGTATACAATGAGGCTGTCCTTCACAAGAATTCCTCTGAAGAAGTCCTGGCTTATTCCGGCCGCATGTACAAATTCTGCAATCACTACGTCCTGCCGTACAAGGGTGCAGAATATCATGTGATTGTCAATGTCCTTTCTGAACCCCACGTTCTGGAAAAAACCGTTTACATCAGCGAGAAACGTGCCAGAACCATTGAAAAGTATCTTCGCGGCAAAGAGCTGCAGGGGATGGGCGCATCGTTGAGTGAGACGGCTACGTTTCCGGACGGTTTCAGCCTGGATATTCGCTGCTGTGGTACGGAGGACGATTCTTTCGCCGAAGCCATTCTCTACGACTGCGAGGGCGAAGAGGTGGCTCTTACCGAACCCTGTGACGCTTTCACTGGTTGCTGGGAACTGGAAGATGAAACCACTGGCACTACTTATCGTGCCCATGTCATGACAGAGTCTGACTACAACTAATCTTAATCACATTAAGCCGCCTGCCTTCGGGTAGGCGGCTTTTTCTTGCATATCTCACTTGTAGGAACGTGCGAGCTGCATAAAATAGTATTTGTACGATAGATAACAGCCTATGCCTACTTGGTCGTACAATTCACAATTCTGCAAATAAATGGCAGACTCACCGTCTTGGTGGGCCTGTCTTTTTTTGTTTGCACATCTAAAAAGGAGGAAAATTATGAGTCCTACAAATGATATGAAGGCACGTTTATTCGTCGATATGGATGGCACTCTCGCCGTCTGGAAGCAGGCGGCCTGCTTTGAGGACCTGCTTCAGCCGGGGTATTTCAGAGATTTGCCGCCCTATCAGACGGTTTTGGACGCCGTGAAGATTCTTTGCAACACAAAACCAGAACTTGATGTGTATGCACTTTCCGCCTATATTCCGGAAAACCAATATGCGGTTTCTGAAAAGAATGCCTGGCTTGACGCTTATCTTCCAGAAATTGATTCCGAACACCGCATCTTCGTTGCGTGCGGCAGCAGCAAGGCCAGAGCCGCAGCAAACCGCTTGAAGACACCGTGCATCGACAACTCTTTTGTGTTGCTTGACGACTACTCGGTGAATCTTCATGAGTGGAAAGCCAATCTCGGCAGCTGCATTAAGCTCCGCAACGGTATCAACGGCAACGGCGGAACCTGGAAAGGTGAATCTGTCACTCGATTCGATACCGCCGAAAACATCGCAGACCGTATTTGGAGTATCATCAAAAAACAAATGCAATAAGCTAAAGGAGAAATACTATGTTTCCAAATATCAAAATTGTCGAAGCCATCCGCAAAGAATACCCCGCTGGAACGCGGGTTCGGCTTGTCAAAATGGATGACATCCAGGCACCACCTCTTGGTACAGAAGGTACGGTTGTTGGTGTCGATGATACCGGCAGTCTCCTGATGCACTGGGACAATGGTTCGCATTTGAACATTGTTTATGGTTCGGATGAGGTTGAGCAAGTCTGACAAGCAGACTTGCTCAAACGTGCGATTCCACTAAAATTGAAATTGTACGATAGATAACAGCCCTATGGCCGAAATGCGTACAATTTACAATTCTGCAAGACAATCAGCAGACTCACCATCTCGGTGGGCCTGCTTTTTTCTTTCAAACAATAAAAGGAGTAATGAAAATGGTAAAGCTCAAAAAACCAGTCCCCTGTGAAGTGGACGAAAATTATTTTGTCAGCGCTGCGGATTTTCGCAGCTATGCGCATTGCATGATGTATCCTGACCCGGTCGGCATCGTCATGAGCGGCAAGCTCAACGACATTGTGACAGGCGCTGTGAACGATGGCAAACTGACCATCAAAGAAGCATTTGACAAACTCGTGAAGCGCAATGCTCACGGTTTTATCGATTATAGCTACAGCGATGGCACAGATGGATACTTACCGGGTCGTGAGCTTCTGGAATTCTGTGATGAAGCAACTGCAGTCAAGTTGATTGAAGCGAGGTGAATCCAGATGCTTTGTAAACGATTCAAAGAAATTTGTGACGAACAAGGTTGGACTGTATCCGACAATGGTTCAGACCCTATTATCCTTTGCAAGCAAAACAGGCAGGGTTTTACTTACAGTTTTCCGGCAAGCCACAAAAACTTTGTTGAGGACGTAACCAAAGCAAAAGCCTTCTTGTCCCGCAATCTGAGCACTTATGCCAAGAGCGTACATGAAATCTTTCACGAAGAGTATTCGTTTGAAGAGTGCATGGCTGCGGGCAAAAGTTTCATCGATTCTTTATCTTCGCTATCTACCGAGCTTAACAAATCTCAAATCACAAAATAAAAAGGAGAAATAATTATGTATTGCATTCAGTATGATGAAATCTGCAAAAAACACAACTTCGAGTTGGAACACGACGCCCATGGTGACGGCGTGAGCCTCAAATACCCAGCTGGTCTTACCCCGAAATACACTCTTCGGCTTTCTCAAAATCATCTTTCTGAGGAAGTATCGGCTATGGCTGAAAAGTACGGCAGCGACCGTTTTGCCGTGTTCATGTACAATGCTGCAGCGGCAGCAGGGAACACCATCGGTCTTGCTGAGACCCTGGAAGAAAACAAAAAGGTTTCCGCAGCTCTCTCTGATTTGGCGGACGACCTGAAACAGGCAGAGCTGGAAGCCAAGACTTGGGTTTGCACCGACCCTGATACATGCCAGTGGCGACGTCAGGTTGGCGGAACCCGATACGAGCTATACGACATTTTCGAAGCTCCAAATGGCACCTATTTTGTCGTACACGGTGAAGTAGACCCGACCGAGCTTGACCCGGATGACTACGACCAGCTGCTGGAGGCATATTCCGGTTTGCTGGACTCTGCCAACTGTGAAAGCGAACGCTGGGCATTGATTGCTGAGGCGCAGTTTGAGACCGAAGAACTCTCGATGGAGCGCGAACGCTTTTCAACTTTTGAAGGAGCCGAAAGGGCAATTTGGAAAAAGGTTGGGGCTGACGTTTCAGATGAGAATTCTGCGACCGAAACCCGCCTTGATGCGATTCGGAAACTCGATAAGTTTCATCTTGCCGTCTTTCTGAACGATGTTCACAGCGGTGCAAAAGACTTTCCTTCCAACAACATGAGCTGGTGTGACTGGCTCAATAAGCCTGATGATGGTCATTTGTTGGATGTGAAGACTGCTCGATGAAACAAGTATGCGTTAAAGCTGATGATAGCCAAACCATCACTGCTATATATGAATTTCTGCACGACTTGGATAATGAGTATAGCAATTTTAGTAAATGGTACTATAGTACAGTCGTTCCCGGATTGGCAAGTGAAAATCGGATATTTTATACTGTTCTGGACGATGGGAAAATAGTTGCCGTTCTAATACTAAAAGATTCTGATGAAAAGAAAATTTGTACATTAAGAGTAGCTGAACATTACCGATGCCAAGGGATTGCTACAAAATTGCTAAAAATCGCACATCAGGCATTACAATGTACAAATCCACTCATTACCGTTTCATCAATTCATATCAACGAATTTGAATTTCTGCTAAAGAAAAACGGCTTTACCCTTTATAAAAAATACGAAAACTACTACAAGCAAGGAATTGTAGAATATGCTTTTAACGGCTTATTGCCTGAAAAGCAAAACGATTGCCGCTTGTCGCAAAATGTGGTATAATAGTAAAGAGGTGATACCATGAAAATTTACACTCTGATTGGCGGCGTGAATGGCGCAGGAAAATCCAGCTTAACCGGTTCTTTGCGTTCTGAGCGTAACGATTTCGGCATTGTGGTTGACCCCGACAAACTAACCATTCAGTGTGGCGGTGACGAATACGAAGGCGGCAAACTCGCTGTTGAGCGTATCGAGCGTGCCTTAATGGACGGTGTGAATTTCACACAAGAGACGACGCTTTCCGGTGGATATCCCAAGCGGCTTTGCAAACGTGCAAAAGAAGCTGGATATTATATTCGTCTGTACTATGTCGGTCTTGATACCGCCGAAGAAAGTATTCGACGAATTCGAAACCGTGTAGAGCGTGGGGGGCATGATATTCCCACTAAGGATGTCAACGCCCGTTTTTCTCACCGTTTTGAGGATGTCCTCAAAATTTTGCCATACTGCGATGAAGCTAAGTTTTTCGATAATGACAATGGATTTGTACTTGTTGCAGAATATCGCAACGGGCAGCTTCTTCCTATTGGAACATATCGACCAACTTGGCTCAGTCAACTTCTGAATCAAGCCCAATAACATTTTTGCCGTTCATCTTCGGATGAGCGGCATTTTTTATTTGCTATACTGTGCGAATGGCATAGAATAGTAACTGTACGATAGATATCATCTACTTAGGCGCATATGAATGTAATAGCCGGAGCAGAAGCGCACTGTCCGCTCAACAATTAAATTATTTGAATAATCTGTACACCAAATACAATAGTGTACACTGCGGTCATTACCAGCGTCGACGAAGCACGAAACTTATTAAATGATGGCATAATACTTGTGAACCAGTATTATACTTTGTTTTGATATAACATAAATTGTTTGGAAGGAGGTATCGTAATGGAAAAAGTTGTTTATAACCCGATTATGGATAAAAACTACATTGGCATTGTCACAGTTTTGGATTACGAGACCTCTGTACGCAAGTGTTTATCAAGTGTTCTGGTCGGTACGCAAAATAGGATGGAGCGAAAAGTTATAGTTGATTTAGCTTTGAAAGTAGGTGTGAATGAGTACAGGTTCGTAGTATATGATATAACCGATGATGGAAAAATTTTATGGAATAGCAGTAAGTATATCACTCCCTGTGAAGATATAGTAAAACTTGCAAATTCTTTTATAAGACAAAAAAGTGATATTCTTTCCAATTCTATGCTGTCCAATGCTGCTCAAACTATATTGTTAAGAAGTTGAGAATCAAGCTTTTGAATATCGCATTTAATACCTCTTCTCATAACAAGAAGGGGTATTTTTTTGCCCATTTTGAATTCATCACTTGACATTGTGGTAAAGAGCTTATGAGCCGGGACGAACTTTCTGTCATGGATGGCTGCAGATATTATCTGCTGGCTCCAAGCGTGGAGCAGCTGCTCGGCGTGTTTGGCAATTCTGAATCTTAATCAAGGCTTTTGCGGTTGCAACGCCTTGCGGAACAAGTACAATAATAGTTGTACGATAGATACCAGCAATCAAAAGGGCATTCCGCCTTTCGTGCAATTCACAATTCTGCTTTAAGGCGGACTTCCCGAATCTGGGAGGCCCGCTTTTTTATGTCAGAAAGGAAGGTTTTTCAATGATAAAAACAGCAATGTACGAAGCCTTTTTTATTTCGCTTGCACCACGGGCGAAAGCTACAGTTTTACCGTCCGCAAAGAATACCCCGCTGGCAACGAAAATAAGCGGCTAAATCCGTTCCGGGATTACGCCGAGGCAGAGTTCAACAAGGAATGCAAGCGGCTGTTCGGCAGTAAGATAGTGTCTTTCTCTGGCCACTCGGATTACACCTGTGACCTGGAATGGCTGGATGCGGAAGAATTCACCGCCACCTACAACGGAGAAAAAGTCGTAGTCGAAGAATGCATGCCGTTCTGAAAACGAACCAAGGAAAAATTGTTATTTCGACCCGGAGGAAGATAAGCGCAATGGCGAGGCGTATTCTCTGACGGGATACTACTATGTCAAAATCTAAAACGGAGGAAAACAAAATGAAAGTAAAAAAAATGATTAAGTCTGACGTTTCCACTTTCAAGGTTGGAGATATTATCAAGGTCAGACTCACCGATGGCGAAAAGGCACTGGCTATGGCAGTGCAGCAGGAAGAGGACGGCATGATTTTCTGCCTGGTTGATTGTCTGGCTAAAGAGTACCCGATGAATGAAACCTGTACCAATGAGGGTGGCTATGAAGCGTCCGACCTACGTAAGAAGCTGAATGGTGAGATTCTGAATCTCTTCCCGGTTGAACTCACTGATATGATGATTCCGTTCGACAACGGTGACCTGCTCCGTCTGCCGACTGAGAAAGAGATTCTCGGAGAGAACTACCACGGTGAGTATGAAAGCCCGTGTGTGAAGCAGTGGAAGCCCATGAAGAAGCGCAGAAACCGTATGGCGTTCGACGGCACTAAGTATGAGAACTTTCAGTGGTACTGGCTGATGAACAAGGTCAGAGAATCCGCTCCTGCCTTCTCCCGTGTCAACGGCGACGGTAGTGCGAGCAGCTACTCCGCTTCTTTCTCTCTTGGCGTTCGCCCCGCTTTCAAACTCAAGAACCATTAACGCTTTTTGCCCACAAACTCTTTTTCTTGACCTTTTGTGCGAACGGCATAGAATAGTATTCGTACGATAGATACTATCCGCATGGACGCTATTTGCGTTCGTACAATTCACAATTCTGCTTTAAGGCGGACTTCCCGAATCTGGGAGGTCCGCCTTTTTGAGTCTATCAGAAAGGAAGATTGAAAATGACCGTTTACGATTACCGAGAATTGACTCTCAAGGATGACCTGTGCCTCGACATAAGCCATGACACGGACATCGAAAACCCACGCGAAAATGACTGCAATGCAGCCACTTTCTATTGTCTCAAAAGTCCTCGTCGCAAGATAGGCGATATCATCGACGATGCCTACCACTTGAACGAAACAAAGCGGACACTCGAAAAAACGGGTGAGTACGTCATTTCGCCCATTTATATCTATGAGCATAGCAACATCGCGCTCAGTACGGTTCCGTTTCCTGATATTTGGGATTCTGCCTGCATCGGCTTTGCGGTCGCTAACATCAACGACTTCATGAAGCAAAGAATTTCCGATACTCCCATATCCCGCTGTGAAGCCATGCACCGCGCCGAGGACTGCATCCGCAACGAACTCGAGGCATACAGCGACTATCTGGCAGGGAATTGCTGGCAATACTGCATCACGGATGAGGACGGCAATGTCGTTGATTCCTGCAGCGGCTTTATCGGTGATGACCTTGAAAAGAACGGTATGCTGAACTACATCTGCGATTACATCGAAAAGTAAGAAGGAGAAAGCACTATGGAAATCACGTTAAAAGGCAATAATGGCGAAAAGGTTGTCATCCCCATCGAAGACCTGATTCAGAAATACTGGTCTGACGAAAACAGCAAGCCCAACCGCATTGAGATGTCTGCTACGGTCGAGGATGAGACCATCCTTGCCACCATGACAATTTGCGATGAGAAGAAGGAGAACTACCTGAGTGTTGACCTTGAGAGTCGAAATGAAAAGTTCGACACCGAAGCGCTCTGGTGTTCTCTTGAAGCTCCGAATACGCTGAATCCGTTCGTGACCGGATACTTGTATTCCGGTAGGAGGTTTATATGAAAACTATTACAAAGGAAATCTTCGATTCCTATATCGCAAATGACTCGGATACCGTTCTGGAAGGTGTTGTC